GTTGTACCTCCGCCAACGTAGGTTTTTGTTTCGTCAGTTGTAGCACTTGGCTCTCCTTTTGGTTTAGTGTCTTCACTATCTTTTGTCCCTGATACAACACTTGTACTATTACCTTGTGGCAAATCATTTTCAATATCCTCTAAAATCAACGTGTTTTTTTTAGGAGGTGTGTTTGGTAAAGGACTTATTGGAATTATAATTTCAGGTTCGGCTACCTGCGAACTACCATTCTCATAAACAGGAATTTCATAAGTAGGCATCATTTGACTATCATAGTCTGAAACGTACATTTTGGTTAAATTTGTATCTTGTCGCATAATATTTTTTTATTTTTTTACTATTACGTCTTCTCTCAACCAAAAAAAGTCTGTTTTTGGAGTAAGAAGTATAGGTGTATCTTCTTTAATTTGTTTAATCGCTTCAGCAGATGGCTTAATTTTAAACCAAACATAAACTTTGCCTTGCGAATTAGCCATTTTTCCCTTGTCTTGAGCAACGTCTGTAACGATTCCTGCATACGTTCCTTTTCGAGTAATTTTACCACCAACTCCATTATTTACAAACCAACCATTATTAACATAAGGTGTTATTCTTGGGTTGACATTTTCAAGTTTAGTATAAATTTTTTGATTTAACATTTTTAACTTGATTTGAGCAAGAGGCAATTTCAAAATATCTGACAAAGCAGGGTCTATATTTGCTTGTTCGGTAGTAATTGTATCTCCGCTTGGAGTAACAATAATATCTTCTTCCTTATCTTCTTCTTTTTCAACTGTTGCATCAGCAGTATCTAACAAAGGTTTTTTCTTTGTAATTACTACATAAGCAACTACCGCTAAAGCGATAGCCAATCCTGAATATAAGTATAATTTTTTATCGCCGTTCATCTTTTTATTTTTTAGCGTTGTCAATTCCTTTAATCACACTATCAAAATCCGCTTTTAGTTGAGGGTCATTTGAAATATCTTTTTTATCTGCTTTTTTGAAAGCAAAATAGAGTAATCCAATTACTATAATTGAAGTGCCACCTATGATAATTATTTTTTTATTGTCCATAATTTTACTTTTTAAATGCTTTATAAACATAAGCAATACCAACAATACCTCCAACAATAGCAACTATACTAATTGTCTTTTTAAAAGCATCGCCTCCTAAAACCGAATTTATGCCACCAAACACACCTGAACTAACATTAGAAACAGTATCAAGACCTCCTACTACAATATCACTTGCAGTTCCATATCCCTCTAAAATAGGTGTAAAAACACCCGCTCCCTGAAATGGCGAAAGACCGTTATCTTTTACATATTTTCTAAAATCTGTATTGAAAGTACGACAATCAAGGTTGCTACTTAAATTTCCTGATTTAGCATAGGCATAATTCCAAATATCTTTTGCAGTTGGTTTCCCAAAATGCTCTGCTAATCTTTTATGATATGTAACCCAATCTATACAACTCCAAGAAGTATCAATTCCCCATTCATCATAATCAGGTACGGTGTTCCAATTTATTACTGCCATATCTTTATTATATTTAGTAAATACAAATTTAATTAAATTTATACAATTTTAGTTACTTTTCCATTAACTTCTGCATACCCTAAATCATTTATCAACTTTTCTAAATCTGCTATTTGAGTGTCTAATTCTTTACTTTTTCTGTCACGAAGTAAACTTTGAAGACTTCCTCCTCCAATTCCCCCTGCTCCAAAAATTCCAACACCACTTGTTACGTTTGGCAATAATGCGAGTTGTCTTCTTTGAGTTTTCAAATCATCAATTTTTATTGCAAGTGCTTTAGCGTCTGCCATTTTTTGAGCAATTTTTTCAACTTCTTCAGGGGACGTTATAACTGCGCCTGTTGGCGGTACGGTTATTAATGAGTTTGGATTAGCAGTTGGTAATCCTGAATTTGATGTACCCGTGTCTGTGATAACAGGTTTTTTAGGTCTAAAATAAAAAAAAGCCCCTACACCTAAAACGCCTACTGCTCCAATTATTAAAACTCTTTTCGTGTCCATATTTTTTAATTTAAAATTATACTATTCTGTTTATTGAGCCATTAACTTCCATAAAACCTAACTTACCTATTTGCTCGTCTAAATTTTTTATTTCTTCTTCTAACCTTTTGATTTCTTGCTCTTTATAAAATTTTAAATTTGCATCTCCGCCAAAACCATAATTTCTAATACCTGAATAAGTTTCATAATCTCTCAAACTCATAGCGATAACAGAAGTTCTTTTCGTTCTTAAATCTGATATTTTAGTTGCTAAACTTTTTGCTTCAGCAATTTTTTTAGCCAAATCTTCAACTTCAGCAGGAGTTGACAAAGTAGTCCCTGTTGGAGGTACGCCTGTTGTACCTGTTGTACCTGTTGTGCCTGTTGCACCTGTTGTACCTGTTGTACCTGTTGTACCTGTTGTACCTGTTGTACCCGTTGTTCCCGAACCTGATGTTACTGATTTTTTAGGCTTGAAGTAAAAATATGCCCCAACTCCTAATATAAGCACACCTCCAATTATTATTACTTTCTTGTCCATATTTTTTATTTTTTAGTAATGAATTTATTATAATCGTTCAATGAAGTTTGAGTTACTTTCATAACTGCTTTTAATCTTGCCTCTGTTTTATCGCCAAAATCCTCATCATCAACTAATTGTTTCAATGCTCTTTGAAGTATTCCTACCTCAACTCCTTTCGAGCCTTTTTTCAATACTTTATCATAATCTGCTTTTGCAGGTGGCGTGTTTTGCCCGAAATCAGTTTTTTCTTCAGTTGGTTGCGGAGTTTTCTTAAAGAATAAATATATTCCTAAAGCAACTAACCCTATTGAAACTAATAATACTTTTTGATTGTCTTTCATAACTTATTTTTTTAAACTGTTGGAACAAATGGTGGTGTAGCGTTTGGTGGAATATTAGTAGGCGTTTCCATAGGTGGTTCTAAATGACTCCCTGCTTCTGCTTCTGCTATATCCTCATTTTTAAAATTGAAAGTTAAATTTCCATTTTTAATTTTATTATACAGAAAATATCCCCCCAATCCAAGTAGTATCGTACCAAATATGTAATAGCCTTTTCCCATTTTACAAATCTTTTAATGCAATTTGATTCACTCCTTTTGCTTTTAATAACCCCGCTAAAGTAAACGAACCGAATATACCGTCAATACCATCTTGATTATCTCCAAAAGTACCTAAATTTTGACCATATTTTTCAATAAGGATTCTTTGCATTTCAGCAACTTCAGGGTTTTCAGAACCTTGTTTTAAGACTAAATTTACATCTAACGTACTTGGTTCAGGCATAGTTTGTTTAGGTATTTGCATAACCTCAACGCCTAAAGGCTTGTTCTTAAATAAGAAGTAAATTAATACTCCTAATCCTAAAACTACTCCACCAATAATTAATTGGGTTTTTCTGTCTTTTACATTTACTTGCATATTACAAATCTTTTAATTTTATTTCTGTTACGTTTTTTGCTTTCCTTAAAGCAACTTCTGTCAGCAATCCAAAATCGCCGTCAATACCGTCTTTGTTTACACCCGAATCTCCCAAAATAGCATTATAATCCTTTTTAAGAACTCTTTGTAATTCAGAAACTTCTGCTCCTTGAGAACCTTTTTTAAGAACCTTTTCCTCATCTAAAGTAGAGGTTTGTAAATCAGCAGGTAGAGGCTTCGGTAAACTATGTAGCCATTTACTAACTAAATAAACTCCTAATATAATCCCACCTCCGATTAATAAATACTTTTTTTGTTTTGCGTCTAATGTCATAATTTCTATTTTTTATTTTTTAGTATTCAACACACGTTGGCGGACAAGGTGTAGTTATACAAGTGCTTTGCACCCATTTTTTACAAGGTCTGTCTGCAACTTGTGGCGAACTCACAACAGGTTGAGGTTGTTTAAAAAAACTTGTCACTAAATCCGAATCTTCTTTCGTAGAAATGCCCTGACTTTTATCTCCCTCTTGATTTAAAATCATAATCCAATACGCTTTAAAAAACTTATCTACATTTGCTCTGCTTAAATCTTTTCCATTAGTTTTAGCATTTTCAAAAAGAGTTTTTAAATCGTTAATTCCTTTTTGTGGGTCTTGAACTTTTATACCTTTATTTGAGGCAAATGCACTTGACTTATTTACAAGGTCAGTAATTAACTTATCTAATTCTGCATCTGTGTAAGGGGTTGATTGAAGTTTTTCCTTTTGATTTTTATTATAAAAATAATAAACGAAAACGGCTACCCCAAGTCCTATTAATAAATTTTTATTGTTCATAACCTTATTTTTTATTATTCATATTAACAACAACTACGTCTGACCTTACCCAACGTAAAGACGGGTCTTTTGGCTTCATCATATCCCAACTGAAATTCTTTTTAATTTCAAATAGTTGATTTGAGTTTTCTTCATTTACTGCAAACCATATTTTTTTATCATCTCCTAATTTAGCAGTTACAATTTTACCTATAAATGACTTTTTTTTAGGTATTGTACCCGCTATATTATTAAAAATACCATTATTAACTCCCGCACCCATTCTAACTTTTACATTATCAGTAGATGTATAAAATTTCTGACCTATATACTTTTCGTATTTTTTATTTTTTAATGCTTCGTCTATGCTTTTTTTGTATTCAGCAATCGAAATTTTAACTCCTTTACTTACTCCAACATTGACAGGGTTTCCACTTGCATTTTCGTAATCGAAATCAACGTTTTCATCATCAATAATTCCGACAGGTCTTGGTTTTTGTTTCTTTTTAGACAAAAAATAAACAGTTGCTAATCCTGCGACTACCAAACCACCTATTAATACTATTTTTTTTGTTCCTGATTCCATTTTTATCCTTTAATAATTTCAACTTTTGGATTTCCGTCTTTATCTTTTACATCTCTACCCCATTTTCTTAACCAAATGTCTTCTCCAAAGACGTGTAACTCATAGCCGTTAAATGTTGTAATATCAACGCCTTTATCAGTTGTAAACTCTTTCGTTGAACCTCCTAAAGAAGCCGTTCCTGTTCCATCTTTTCTAACTACAACTTTTGCCTTTGGCGGTATTAAAAAAAAGACTAATCCCGTTAAAGCAACAACACCACCGATAATTAATACTTTTTTATTAGCCATAAGTCAATAAATTACTCTTTGGTTAAAAGATAGCCCAATATAAAAGCAACGACTATCATTATTTTAGTATTATCTCCATTTCTTCTTTTTATTTCTGTTAAATTTTCAATAGCATTTGATTTATCATTACTATTAAAAACTTTAAATTCATTAAAAGAAAGAACAGGTTTACCACCTTGAAATCCTGAAGCATCATAAGGGTTAAATGTTCCTGAAACAATATAACCTTTCAATATTTCGCCTTTTGAAACGCTAACACAAGGAGGTCTTGCGACAGTTTGCATCATTTGAGATTGAGTTAATTGACCACAAAATCCACTTTGCTTATCAACCAAAGATTCAACTCTAATAATTTCTAATGGTTTTAGTTTTCCGTCTTTTAATGCCACGTCATATTGATTTTGCAAATCAACTTGGTATGTTTCAACAGGTAAAAATATTACGGTGTTTTTAGGTTGAGGAAGTTCTTGAACTCCTGATTGCCCCATTCTATTTTCCCATTTGTTCAAAATATTAAATTCTTGAACAACTAAATATGGTTTTTTTTCAACTAAAAAATTATTAGACGAATCATATTGAGGCATAGCAATTTTTACATCACTTACCATAGGAGGTAAACTATTTCTATAATCAAGTAAACTTTGAGATAATTGATATTCTCTTGTTTGTTCAGCCAAAATTTTTTTTTGTTCAGCCAAACTAACTGCTTGTTCTAAATTTTGAGCATCTATACTAACTCCTGCAAAACTTCCCATAATTATTCAGTTTTATTTTTTTTAAATATTGCGTAACCAACTAAAATAGCAAGAACGCCAAACATCACATATTTTAAATTATCAGGTTTTTCAGCAGGTGGAACTATATTTTGAACCGTATAATCGGGTTTATTCATACCCTCTCCTGAACTACCATTAGCACTTAATAAGTCGTCTGTCGTATCGTAAGGCAAATTATTTAATGCAGTATATAACTTTTTAGTTTCTTCGGCAGACATTGTATATCCTTTTCTGTAATGCTTCAAAACTCTTTTCAAAGTGCTTAAAGGATTTACAATAGTATTAATTACCAATTTTCTATCCTTTAAGTCTTTAAGAGTATTATTACCATAATACAAGTCGTTACCGTCAGTAGCCAACATTGATATTGTAAAATCAAATCGGGCAATAGTGTCCATTGGATTTTTAGCAAATATTTTTACTAAATCGTAAGTATTACCCTTGTAGGTAACTTTCATACCATTATCGCTTTCCCAAATAGTTTTTGCGCCTTTAGACTGCAAATATTTTTTTGCTTTATCGAATTCCGTTATGTTTGGGAAGAAAATATCGCAATCAGACTTTAAGGGTTTTTCCGTGAAATAATCTCTTAAAACACCTCCTGCAATCCAACAGTTAATTCCGTTCTTTTTTAATTCTTGTAGAATTAAATTATTGAAGTAAACAAGGGTCAAAGTTTTATTTACATTTATAGTTTTATTTGCCATAATTTAGATTTATTAAGTAGTTGGTGTATCTTTTCCGAATAAAACGTAGCCTAATAAAAAAGCCCCTACAATCATCAAAATATTTTTGTTATTATCTTTAACAGGAACAACTACACCGCTATTAGTCGGAATATTTGTTGGATTTTTTTTTGTTAAGTATTCAACAGGAATTTCTAATTGACCTGATTGTCCCATTCCACTAACAAGAAGAACATCGTAATATATCGAAGTTTCAGGCATACCATTAATAGATTTTCCTGTGATACTCTTTTGTCTAATTAAATTACCCGTTACTTCCATTCCAATCGGAAGTGTTTCATAATTAGCAGTTTGTTCATATTGTAACCTACCTGCACCACCTAATTCATAAAGAGGTCTTACATTTGTATATGATTTTATAAACTGAAAAGGCTTACTAATTGTATAAGTTACATTTGTTTCTAATACTTGACCTGATTGCGGTACAGAACGAATTGTAGGGTCAAAAGGAGGTATTATCTTTACAGGAGGCATATCATATACAGGTTGTGGCTTCATATTAGCACCGTATAAAATTCCTGTTGAAACAGTAACCGCTAAATTATCATCAACTTTTCTTAAATAATCTTTAGGAATTGAAAATTCTTTTTGATTTTTTAAATCTCCTAAATTGCTAAAAAATCCAACTGATTTAGGGGTGTTTTGGTCAGGCACAACATAATTAGGATTTTGGATAATTGCATTGTTTCCGTCAAAACGAAGCACGTTCACTACATTTCCTTTTGAGAAAGTACCTACTTGTGGCTCTGAATTTACCTTTACAGGTTGCGGAAATAGTGCTTCCCACTTAATATTTTTTAAACCCCCTGTTCCATCGCCATCAAAATTATAAAATTCTTTAGTAGGTAAGGCAACTTCTTTTTTGATACCTGTATTTAATAATTGTGCTAAATTAATATTAGACCAAAAACCCTGTACTTTGTAATCATAAATAAATTCATACTTCCCTAATTTCTCAAGAACACCAATTGGGTTTTCGTTAATTATTGAAACCGCCTTTATAGGTCTAATCATTGATATACTGCCTACTTCATTTTCTAAAACTAAATCTTTATAATTTTGCATAACTTTATATTTTATCTGAATACTATATTATTTTTCTCAAAGTTGTCGATAAAGTTTTTAATCTTATCGTAACGTCTTTTATTTTCTTGACTTGGGTAATGTTCAAAAACCTCTAAAAAGGCTTCACAAGCCTCAATTCTTGGATAACCAAGTCCTAAATAAATCAATAATCCATTTATGTCAGCCTCGCTTTCATCAGTCATATCTTCGTTAACGTAGAAATGACTAAATTCGTGGCAAAGAATCGCAAATCTCATAGGTATTGTGTATTCATCAAACTGTTTCTTTGATACTTGAATACGACCCGTCATTCTTGATATTCTCGCAGGTGTTGTAAGTTCTTTTCCTTTTGAATCAACTATTGTTGGCAACAATTCAATCATAAAACTTCCATTATCTGACTGATATGATTTATTTGCTTGTAAATAAGGCGCATTAAAACAAAATCTCTGCGCAAAATCAACAAAATGTGCTATTGTTGGGTTGTGAATGTCAACCACATCTATTCTTTTTTGTAAAGGTGTTTTGTCAACCGAAACAACTTTTACGTTTTTTTCTTGTTCTTGAGGGGTGTTCCCCTTTCTATCATCATAAACAGAAACTATTATGCTTTTAGAAGTAATTGGCATACGAACATAAAAAGTGTAATCAGAATTTACGGTCTTGTATCTGTTGGTAAAAACGATTTTTGGTTTTTGCTCGTCAAAAATTTTAATTCTGACTTTAGTAGGCATTGTAACTGCTACTTTTACCACCAAGCACATTTCTTCGTATCTTGTATCTAACCTTAAATTCATACTACTTTCTTTTTTGGTAAATTTTATATCCTATTGCACCAATTATAATCAATCCTGATAACAACAAAACTGTTTTGTTCAAACCTAAAAAAGTATTATCCTTTTCCTTTTTATCATCAAGAGGTAAATCAATACCTAAATCAATTCTATTTTGCTTTTTTATTTGTTCAATCCAAGTCTTGTCATCAATTTCTCCATTTTCATCAGCAAAATTTTCAAACTTTTTATTAGTTAAAAACGCACCTTTGTCTTTTTCTCTTTGAATCCAATCGGCGAAACTTAACGAAGTCCCGCTTTCTCTCCAAATTTTATTTGGACTTTTCTGTTTACTTTCCATAGTCTATTTTGTTGTTGTTGTTGTTGTTGTTGGAGAAGTTTTACCGCTTTTTATTTCGTTATCAACTTCTAATCTTGGTTTTAAGAACCCCTTATATAGATAAACTAATAGTCCTACTGAAGCCCCTAACATAACGATTCCTATAATTTTTTTAGTTTCCATAAGGTTATTTTATTTATTAATCAAGGAATTGACCTTGACCTGTTAATTGAGTTTGTTTTTGTGTGCCAATTAAAGGCTCAACTATTTGACTAACTTTGTCTTTTATAGTTTTTACAGGCTTAATACCCCCTGTATTGTCTAAAGAATCGGCAATCGCCTGTGAAACAGGTACGTCATCTACAAATGTTCCTGTTGTAGAAGAATTCAAATTAGTATATGCAATTGCATCTGATGTTGCAGACTTATTTTTCCAAGCGTAATAAGCAAGTAATCCCCCTGCTATTAACAATCCGTAAATCATTGTATCTTTACTCATAATTTATTTTTTATAAACAAGGCGGTTGAATACACCCTATATTACCCATCGTACCCCCTGAAAACATCGGAGGAACTTCTTTAAACTTATCTTTATTCTTTTTAACGTAGTTATCGTACATAATATAAGAAGTGTAAATAATACCCGTAGTTACTACTAATAACGCTCCTACCTTTATAACTTTTTGCATACATTAAAGTTTTTTGATACCATATATCCAAACAACCGCTAATATAAGAATTGTTGGAACAATAAACATCATTTTTACTCTTTTTTCTTCAGCATCAATTATTGCTTGTTTTTTTGCTTTGTTTTCTTCAGGGTCGCCTTGAATTATGTCTGTAATTGGAGTTGAATCATCAACTTTTTCTAAAACACTTAAAGGGACTTCAAAGGGTGTCATTTTAGCCAACCCAACTACTTTAGTTGGGTCGGTATTAATTGTGTTTACAAATGTTTCAAAAACATTCCCTCTTTTAAACACTAAATCCTCGTAAGATTTACAAGGTGTTTTATTAGTGTAAGACTCTATTTGATTAGTACATAACTTTGCAACAAAGTCTTCCTTAAATTTATATTTAGGGTGCGGATTTGAAACCATTTTTACCTATGCAGTTTGGCTTTTTTTCCAAGCACGACCTACAAGATAAACTAATCCAAAAACCATAACTGCTGATAATCCAATGTAGATTAAATTTCCTGTGGTACTTGACTTTTTATTGTCATCATAAAAATTATCGTCCATTTTTTTTAATTTTAAATGTTAGTATTTTTTTTTATTATCTGTAATAAGAACCGCTCATTCCGTAAAAACCTTGAGAATTCTTTTTTGGCTTATTGTAATAAGCAATAATTGCTAATACACCTACAATTGCTAAACCTCCGATGATATACTTCTTTTCCATTTTTTTTAATTTTAAATGTTAATATTTTTTTTTATTATTTATAATAAGAACCGCTCATTCCGTAAAAACCTTGAGAATTCTTTTTTGGCTTATTGTAATAAGCAATAATTGCTAATACACCTACTATTGCTAAACCTCCTATGATATACTTCTTTTCCATTTTAGTTTTTTTTAACTATTAAACGTAACCAACTTCTTTATCACTACCATAAGTACAACTATCATAACCTGACGGTTGTAAATAATAACTTCCGTTAGGTCTTCTGCATTGTAATTGTTTTGCTGAACTTGAAATTCCTTTTGTTCTTCTTCCACTTGCGCCAAAGAATCCCTCTGAATTCTTTTTAGGCGTTGTTGGCTTTAAATAAGCAAATAATGCTATTGCACCTACTATGGCTAAACCTCCGATGATATACTTTTTTTCCATTTTTTTAAATTATTTATAGATAGTTTGTTTTGGCGGAGTTTTTTCACAAAAATTGTTTTTAGTAAAAGCAGATATAAATTCTTGCTCTGTTATACTAAATAACTCGCTAATTTGGTTAGATGGATTGTAAAGTTTTTTAAAATACATAAAGCCTCCTTTTGGAGATTGCATTTTATCATACTGAACACAAACTTTACAGAAAGGGTCTTTTCTTGAAAAAGAATTAGGCACAAATAAACTTGTTTTAGGAGAATTAACCCCACTCATATTAAAGAATCCCTCTGAATTTCTTTTTGGTTTTCTAAAATACGAAATTAGTGCGATTACTCCAACAACGGCTAATCCACCAATAATAAACTTTTTATCTTTTAAAATTTCCATTATATTAATTTTTAATTAATTATTTTTGACTTGCTTTCCAAGATTTTCCAATAATGTAAGTGTAGCCGTAAACAACTCCAAGAGAAACTACTAATCCGACTACTGCTAATAAAATATTTGGTTTTTTCATTTTGTTTTATTTTTAAATTTTTATCTTGCTGATTGTATTAACGATGACGTTGCAAAAATTGGTGTTTTTGCCATTTCAATTCCTTGACCGTAAAAAACATTGTTTGGCATCATAGGTTTTTTTCTCGGACTTAATAATTCTTCAATATTAATGTCTTTTAAGTATAATTGTTCCTCTATTGTAAAAGGATTTTTTTCGTATTCAGTTTGGAAATAAGCGAAATTATCATTTACTGCCATAAAATATTTAGGCAATAAAACAACTAATCTATTAACATCAGATTTTGGTATTGTAGTAAACACCTCTTTTAAAATGTCGTAAATTCTTGAAAAATCTTGCGTTTTTACATATTTTAGATAATCTCCTAAAGTCGCAGGGTCATTTGGATTGCTCATTCTTGCCATTTCTAAAGCACTCATTAAAATTGCTTCTCTGCCTTGTGAGTTTTTAAAAGAATTTACAAAATAATTACTTGAATTACTTCTTACGTCTTCTTCCGTTGTCGTATAATAAATGGCATCTTGAAAAGTAAATTTAGGCAGGTTTTTTAATTTAGCGTCTGCTAAAGCCTTATCGTAACCAATTTTAGCCTGTTTATCATTTTCAGCCCACATTCTTCTATTTATCACATTTTTGTTTTCCTGTGATAACATTTCTTTTGGAATAGCATCTAAAAGACTTATCCATTTAGTTACAACTTCCAACGCTTTTTTAGTTGCTTCGGCAGGTGTGTAAAAACCTGTTAAATCTTCAGTAGAAGCGGTAGTTTGAACAGGTGGAGATTGTGGTTCTGTGTTTTGTAACACTAATATTTGAGCATTTTCTTTATCTTTTTTATTTTTATTTAAAAGATAAAAACCTCCTAAAACTACTCCTCCAACTATTAATAATTTTGCTGAATCCATAATTAATTATTTTTTATTAACTATGATACTTGTCGCCACACCGCCAATAATAGCACCTATAAGACCTGTAACATAAACGTTTTTATTTTTCCAATAACCTAACATTAAACCCAAAACAAGTCCTGTAACCGCACCATTAACTGACGCTTTTGTAGTTATTAAAAGAACTTCTCTTTTATCTTTACTTGCTATGTCTTTTGCTTGTGCTAAAAAATCTTGCATAATGATAATTTTTAAATTTAATTTCTTCTTGTAACTGCAAAAATTACTACTCCGAGTAATACAACTCCGCCGACACCTAAACCTATGTATAGGGCGGTATTGCTTTTTTCTTTTTCAGGAGTACCTTTACTCGCTTGTTTACTTAATAGAATGTTTTTCTCATTCTGTTTTGCAATTTCTAAATCTCGCAATTGTGCTTCTCGTGTAGCATTTGCTTGACCCTCTGCGTTTTTTACATTTTGATTATTTACAATCATTCCCGTTCCAAAAGTAATTACCGCAGGTAAAACACCTTTTATTACATCTCCCCAAGTTGCCATATATTTTTTTTTAAAAAGTTAATGTAGTCACTATTTGCTCTAACCAAGAAGTATATTCTTGAGTGAAAGTTGGGTTTTGATTTAAACCAATAAATACACCTTGTACCAATTGGTTTAGTGTGTAATCAGGTGCAGGTGCAAGTACGTTATTACGAACAAGCATTTCCGCTACATCGTTTGGGTACATTCCAACGGAACTACCAATCATATTTGATAACATTTGTTCATCTATAACCATAACTGTCTTTTTTTATTCTTTTGGTCTTGCTACAAAATAAATAATAGTACCTAATACTGCAACGCCTACTAAACTTAATACAACGATTGTAGTTGTACTCAACCCGTCTTTGGTTTTATCTTTTTCTATCTTTTCTTTTTCTTCAACCAATTCATCTTCGGTTAAAACAGGTAATCCTGCTTTTGCACGAGCATCAGCAATTGCTCTATTAGTTTGGTTTGTGTCGTAACTACCAAAAGCCTCTAATCCTTTACTAATTAAATCTCCTAATTTTAGGTCGCTAAAAAATCCACCTTTTTTTGGAGGTGTAGTTGTTGTTTCAGTATCATCATCTGTACTCGTAACTCTAAAGTATTGAGCATTACCCTCTCTTTGACCTGCGAAATTACTTCCACTTGCTCTAAAATATTGAGCAGTTTGGGTTAATCCACCTGCAAGAGTTTGAGTTACTTTAGGATTTTGTATAAAGTTGTTTAAATCTTTAAAGAAAGATTTAGAAACTTTTAATAAGTTAGCCATTAAAGAGGCAATTTGTTGAGATGAAGCGTTGTTTGGAACAGTAACTCCATTTTTCAACAATAATGCAATCATTTGGCTTCTATAATTATTAACAAGCAATACTAAAGTCATTGCTCCTGTTTCAATCGTTGGTTGAATATTTTTTGCCATTTTTATTTATTTTTTAAAATTAATGCAGTTGCTATAAACAAAGCGGAAACTACTAAAATAACATTCGTTTGGTTTGCCAATAAATGTGTATTCGTTGTAGAAGTGCTTGACTTTTCATCTGCAAATTTACCTGCTCCTGTAACATTTAGGTATTGTAAGTTATCCTCAATACGTCTTCTATTTTTACAACTGTCGCAACCGCAACTTTTCTCTTCTTTGTCATCGGTTTTTTCAGTTGCGTATAATTCTAAAATAACATCTTTGTCGGGGTGGTTGTCCATAACTTTCTTAAAAGCAGGTTCTCCCACTTCGGCTACTAACTCACTCAAACTTTTACCTAAATCAGAGGTGTTTCGTACATCGTAACCAAAAGAATTGATTATTTGCACCGCACCATTCGGATTAGAATCTGCAACATATTTGAATACGTTCATATTTTTTTGTTTTTAAGCAAAAAAGAGCAAGTAGAAATGAATCACTTGCTCTCTTTCTAAATTATACATTAATTCGTTATATCATTTCTGATAATTACGCTCTTAACTTGATGGTTTGACCATTAGTTACAGGAGGCGTACCGAATTGTCTGCTTACAGGTTGTCCACCTAATGCTCTCGCAAGGTTGATGTTATCAGCAGGGTAGAAGTATAACGATACAGTAGCATTTGCTAACACTTGAGCAATCGTGATTTTTGTGAAACCATCAATTCTGTAAGCATACTTCATCGCAATAATCGTAGTTTGTTGCTGATATGGGTCAATTGTAGGCACTAATGTTTTTTGTGCCAAGTTACCATTCGCATCTCTTGTGTTAACCGCCAATGTTTGTAACACTTGGTTAGCAGTAGCCGATTGAATGTAAGTTAAACCAACAGAATATGGGTTGTTCATAAATTGATACAACATCTCTTGGTAGTTAATGTTAGGGATTCCTGAACTAATAGTTATAGAACCGATAACCAAATTTCCGTTTGTTTGGAAACCTGCGTTGTTGATGTATTGGTATGAACCTAATACGTCAAAATTAGAAACTGCTGACCCTGAAGTAGAAGTCACGTTAATAATATAAGGTTGAGATGTTTGAATATCTCCACCCATTGACATTCCACCATCTGCACGGAAGAAATCATCTCCTGTGAAAGAAAGGTCTTGGTCGATGAATCCATCTGCATTTGAGAAAGACTCCATTGCACTTTGACGTGCATTACTTAAATATCTTCTTACGTTTGACATTTTGATTAATTTTATAATTTAATAATTTTTTTAAAACTCGGTTTGACACCAAATTATGCTTTTGTAGCAGGAGCGTCAACTTTTTTCGCTAACAATGTTGTTTGAACATAGTTCGCAATCAACACACCAACAACAACTACGGCAACACTTTTTAATAAAGGAACAATTTCGTTTTTCATTACAGAATGACTTTTTTGATTAAACTTATTTTTAATGATAATTATTTACAGAAATAATATCAAGTCAAAAGTATAATATAAATCAACATTAAATATATATTAATGCCTACTTTATCTTTAACAAATTATTTTCAAACTATTTTAAATTAATTTAAAAAGAAAAACGCACCGTGTTGGTGCGCTTTGATTCTTATTTTATAATAAAGTAAGTTGTTGATAATATCCCTAAAAGAGAGAGGGCTTTATATAGAAACGTTGTAGTCTTTTGTTTGGAAAGTTCTTTTTTATATGTATTAGATATTTCCTCTTGCTTGGTAAACATTTCGTCTTTTTTTGAAATAATCAAATTAAGTTTTTCTTTTTGTTGTCCCAAAACATTTATTATACTGTCTTTTAGAACTACCTCTTTTTTGGTTAATTCAAAATTACTTCTAACCAACTTAATTTCTGCTCTACAAAAATCTCCGCTAACAAGGTCATTTGCTATTTTCCTTGCTACAAGAGTATCTATGCGAACCAAATTAGAAACTTTACTATTGCTTTTTGGAGTACCTGTCTGCGAAATAGCGTTCCCACATATTAGCATCGTAAGAATTAAACTTATCAATTTCAATTTTTTCATCTCTTTTTAAATTTTCAATTTTTGTATTATTAATGTTTACTGCTTTATGCACATTTGTAATCTGCATATTAAAAGTATCTATTTTTTTATCTAAAGCCTTTTCAGATTTTTCAATTTCTTCAACATCGTCTTTTAGTTTAGATATTTCTTCCTTTATGTAGTTAACCTTTAATGCTTCTCTACCATTACCTACTACACTAAATAATTGAAAAACCAAAAGAAGCCCTGCTATAATTAAAAGCAAGTTAATCCTATTTGATAATATGTTTTTCAAGTCTTCCATTATGAATAAGGTTGATAAGCAGTTTTTCCACCACTTTTAATTGCTCTTAAAATTTGTTTACGTTGTTTTCCTGTTGATTCATAAGAAACGTGTACCCAATCAGGATTGTCTTTAGTTCCAAATTCCCAAATTAATTGGTCGAAGTTTAAATTTGCTTTGATATATTCAAAAACCATTTTGTTTGTAACCCCATTTCGTGTTCCGTCCATATCAATATCTATGGCTTCTCCTTGACAATGTTGACTTGTCAAACTACCACCAATAGCGGTATTAAGTTCTTTGCTTCTATATCCCGAACTAATCATTATTGGTACGCCAAAATGTTTACGAATTGGCTCAAAAATATTTTCTGCCAATTTTTTAAAATTTTCGATGTGTTCAGGAGTAGGCATATTACTTAATCCTTTTCTTTTTGCCATATCACTACGAGTAACTTCTGACAAGTCTAAATGCTCTGATAATTTCATAATTTTATTTTTTAGTTGTTTTTTCTTCTTCTTTAACTTCTTCTTTAGTTTCTACTTGCTTTGTTCTATTAAATTGATACCCAAAGATAATCAAAACAATATTCTTAATTAAGTTGAATAACTCATCGCTCATTAGCGGTGTAAGTAATGGTATTTTAAAAGCAATTACTTTATCTACCACAAACAATCCCAATAAAGCAGATAGTAAAATTGCGGTAAACCTTGTAAGCCACTCTTGTTGATTTTTTGCACGAATTTGAGTATTTACATACCAAATAAAAGTCATTATACAAGCAATTGCAAAGACAACTCCGACAACCATTATAATACCACCCTCACTAAACATTATTCAGGCGTATTTTGTGTGTTGTTTGAATCTTTTTTACCAAAAACTTTTTCAAGTCCTGTAATACCTAATGCTCCAAATGATAAAAGTGCAACTGCGTCAACCAAAGGTACGCTTGGTGCGTTATCAATGTGAGTGAAACTATTTGCAAAAAGAGTTGCAAACAATGTAAATGAACCTACGATTCCTACAAGTCTTTTAGAACTTGGCTCTGATTTTTCACAAAAAAACTTTGTAATAAACCATCTTTCTTGTTTTTTACTTTCCATAACTTTAATTTTTAATGATTAATATTCAGTTAATTAAAGTTTCTTGGTTTGGAAATATTTTATCAAAATTAATAAAAATTGGGAGATTTATGCAAAACCTCGCAATTTTTATTTTTATCCAACATATTGTTTCATCAATTGTTTTGTTTTGAACTTTAAAGCCTCTTGCAAAGTCATTGGCTTTGTTGAAGTCAGAGGGTTTTTTAAAGTCAAAGGTTTTAATAACTTATTTTGATTGGCTATTAAATAATCTTCAACAATTTTTTCAAATCGTTTCTTATCTTTTAATAAAACTTTTTCGTCATCAATATCCACATAGGTAAAAACCCTTTTATCGCCATCTTCGTATTGTGTGTTAATATACGCTTCTACTAATAATAACAATTCTAATTTTTCCTCAAACTTATTCCTGTGCTTAATTACGTCATCGGTAATTTTATGAAATCTAATCCAATTTAGATTCTGCCAAATTTTTGGCGAAATCCTACCTATTGACTGAAAGTGAAGAATAATGTCTGTGTCCGTGTGTCTGTTAGTACAGATTGCGCCAACAAGGTCATTCGGTAAGTAGTCACTAACGTAACGGTTAATGTCTTCGATAAGTAATAGTCCACCTCTATAATCGTTTAATATTTTAAATAATACTTCTTGTATCTCTCTTAAAGTCATTCTAACACCGTTATCGTGAAACGGTCTTATTCGTCTTGCTTCAATTTTAGGGTGCGCCGAAAATCTAACAATATCCGATTGTTTTAATGCTTTAATATCTTCAAATTCGTCATTTACATCAAGAATTAAAGCACGTCTTGCAGGAACTCCTTTAGCGGGATTCCCTAACACATATTGCTTTATCATCTTGGTAGTAGTAAAGGTCTTTCCGCAACCTTTTCGCCCTACCGCAACTCCTAATTTTGGTTCTCTAATTTCCATATTATCTGTCCTTGTATAGTTTGTAAATAAAAAACATCAGCCACATAACAAGTAACAACATAACAACCCAAAGAGGATTGTTATTATTGTTCTCATTACCTGTTACGTTACTTGCCATTATTTTTTACCTCCTCTTGGTTTTTTAACTGCGGTTGTTCTTGCTTTTCTTACAGGTTTCTTTGGTTCATTACCGCTTAATCTTTCTAATTCAGAAAGGATTGCAGGGTCGCCGAATTGTGGCATACCTGCTACGTCCTTAAAGTCGTCTGTGAATCCACCGTTGTCTTTCAAGTTACTATAAACGCCTTGCTCTTCAGGCTCAAAATAAGCCAACTGTTCGTCTAAATTTGTTTTAGGCGCACTTCTTTCAGGTCTTCTTCTTTGTCTGCTTACAGGCTCTTGAATAACTTCCGCTATATTTTCTGTATATGAAACATCGTTATCAACAGGCTCTTGATATACAGGCTCTTGATATTGTGTTTGAGGTTGAGGTTCAGGTCTTGGCGGTTCAGGTCTTGAATTTCTCATATTATTTTCTCTCATAGCCATAGTATTCTCTTTTAAAGAGTCCAAAATGCTATTAGTAGTTTTCTTTAACATAAATGCTTGTGCGCCCTTTGTAGCAATATCAGTACCAAAGTAGTACATCAATAATTGCTCATCGGTCATTCCAATACCACGTTTTTTGAATACACGAATTAAAGGTGCTTTTACTTTGTCTTTGAATTCGTCACTTACAACAAACGCTTCTTTAATGCTATCATTAAATTCAACGGCAAAATCTTTAATTGGCATATTTCCTGCTTCAGTTTGAAGCGTAATATTCGGGTCAATTTCGCCCTCTGCAATTAACTTGTCAATTTTTGTTTCGCTTATTTCAGGAATTTTACCTAAATAGAAACAACCTTTTTCGTAGATGTCTAAAGTCATTTCAGCCATCATCTCCGCACCCATAGTTTTCTCTTTACCGTCTAATTGAGAATAACTTTCGTTGAATGGTCTTTCAGGCTCATTTGCTTCTTCTTCGGCAGTACCGTCAAGGTCTGCGAAACTTGGACGTTCAAAAGTAGGTTCTTCCAATTCTCCCATTTCTTGAGCATCGCCCATTTTGTGTTGTGTGTACGACCTTTGTTTTACAGGTGCGTCTAAAGGCGAGAAATCATCATTAATAATTTCTACATCTTGAATGTCTTCGTAGTTTTCTTGGTTAATCATTTTTAAATAATTTATTTATGTTAGCATTAATGTTGTCAATTTTCTGTAATACCTGTCTGTCTGACGGGTGGTTTGAATTTAATCTCAATATTTCTTGTTTGTACAAAGATACTAAAGTGTCGGGTTTTTTCAAAATATAAGATATGTTTGAATTATCGAGTTTGAGTTCTTTTTGTATTACAAAGGCGCAAACGCCTATTGATATTCTTCGATTGTTTTTTCGCTTCATATCAAAAATATCGTCCAAAGAAATATTGAATTCATCACAAACAAGTTGAACTAATTTTAATGCTTGTTCTATTTGTTCCTGATTTAAAGTAGGTGGGTTTTTTCTTGAGTATTTTAAAATCTCAATTAACTTATCAGCCCCTATGATTTGGATTGTCTTGTCTAATTCCTTAAACACTAAAGACACGTTGTTAGTTTCCTCTTTCATAACTATTCCTTTAAGTATTCGTCAATGATTTGTTTAGTCATATCAAAACCCCAAGAAAATTCTGCCTTATAGCCTTTTGAAGTAAGTTTAAGCAAACATTCGTGTTGTAGTTTTAAGTGGTCTTTTTGAGAAGCCTTAATTGTACCGTCTTTCTTAAAAGGAGTTTCTATTTTAAGTTCAATAAATAAACCACAGTAGCCTTGTCGTGGCTCAAGAATTAAAACGTCAGGGCATTTAAACCCGTTTTTTTGAACGAGTTTATTTCTTCCTGCCTGTCTTTCCGTTAATTTTACAGATGCTATCGTATCTGATAAAAAATCAACATCAGGATATTGGTAAGATAAATAACGGGCTACCGATTTTTGTAGTTCATATTCCTCGTGTTTCATATTTTGTTGTTAGTTGTTCTTGGTTATTAAATTCCGTATTTCTTTGTAAATTCAGGGTGTTTTAAAATTGCTTTTCCTAACTCTCTACCCCCATCGTTATCGCTTGGGTAATGGTGTCCTAAATAAACTCGGCTATACGATATATCTTCAATCAATTCCTTACAATATTGATACTCTGTCGGGTATTTATTTCCTAATACATTTAATATTACAATTGCTTGAACCGTATGTCCTGATGGATAAGAGGGTGTGTGAGCAGAAAAACTTTTATACGGAAAAAGTTTTAATTTATAATATTGCGCTATTTGAAAAGGTCTTGGTCGTTGAATATGAAATTTTAGTTTAAAAATTAAGTTCTGAATATCTTTTACAATTTCCGTAACCAACTCTTCTACTTCAATATCTTTTTGTTTAAATATGCTTGATATTGCTTGAATTAAATTTCTATCATACGCTAAATACCTCTTTAGATAATTTTGATTTTCAGGTTGTGACATTACTGCTAAACTATCTGCAACTTCGTTAAGTTCGTCCTTAACTAATTCAGAATCGTTATTAGGCACTACTGCGTCTTTAAAAGTATCAAAAAGGTCATCTACCAAACAACTCCCTTGAATGAAACCTAATTGTTCGTGTGTTGGATTACCGTATGTTAAATCATTAAACTCCATAGTGTTATTTTTGTCCTTGTCCTACACAACTTGTCATAAAGTTATCGTATGTCTTTTGCGTTTGTTCTTGGGAACTAAATTTTTGCGTTTCAGCAAATTTAAGCCATTTTTCTTTACATATTACAACTTGAGGAGTATCTAAAGTTTCAACAACTTCAGGCTCTTCAATTTTAGTTGTACCCGCTTCAGCAGGAGCATTTGTTGATGCGGGAGTTATTGTTTCTGTTGTCGTATCAGAAACACTCATATCCTTTACGACAGTAGTCTTTTTGCCTACTGCTTTACAAACTATAAATCCAAGTACAAATCCTGCACCTGCAAAAATTAAATCTCTTCTGTTCATATTAATTTAATTAAGCATTTTTTGCCATACAAGCGTCAAATCTTTCTTTTCTAATAGCCCCTAAATCTGCACCTGCTGATGGTCTAATAGTCATCATAAATTCGTCTGCTTCTTTGTTACAAGCGTCAATTTTTGCTTGTGAGGGTGCTGAAGCAACTGTGTCTGTCGAAGTTGTTGTTCCTGTTACTGAACCATCTTTTGATTTTTTCAAATAACCTGCTAAAAGATAGCCTCCCGCTACTCCTGCTACTACTAATATTATATCTTTTGTGTTCATAATTATTTTGCTTTATAAACAGTTAATCCTGTTTTAGTTTTTGATGCTACATACGTTTTACCATTGTAAGTAAATGATGCTGATTTGTTCTTTTTGGCTTCCAACATTGCTTTGAAATACCCGTTTACCGCTTTTGCCATAATTTCTGTTTTTAATTGTTTTTGTTTTTTAAATAATTTTTTCCATTATAATAAAAAGTAGAAACCCCAATAATAATCAAACTTAATTGTATAAATTTTGGTAATGTTTTACCTTTTAATCCTGCATAAACACAAATTGGAGCAATAACAAAAATGTCAATAATTCTAATTGCTTGGCTCTTTTGAAATTCTTCTACTGTTTCTGTTCTAATTTCGTTTATTTTCATATTTTTAAAAGTTTTTACTTTTATTTTTTAAAAAATTTCAAAACTCTTTGAACGTTTTTTCGGTCATAAGGCACTTTGCCGTTTAACCAATCTTGTCTTGCTTCGCAACCGCAATCTTCTGTTACTGCTTCAACTACCGCTTTAATTCCTGTAAATTTAGTAATTTTTGCAACAGTATCGCCTAATCCTCTGCTTTTTTCCATACCAAATTGTTGTTATTTTACTTGGTTTTATTTTGTGTAATCTTTATTGATTAAATCATACGTCATATAAGCAACCGTACCTGCGCCTAATACAACGCCTATTGCCATACTTCCTAATACAGTTACCAAAGCCCCTTTACCTAAACTATATCCTTTAGAATAAGAGAAAATAGCAAGACTTAAAGGCACAACCAATAAAACTACTGCTCCATTATTTGAATCCTTTGCCATATACTTAATTATTAAGTCGTTGAGTATTTTTTACCCATTGCTTTTTTAACATTGTATTTTACTTCTTCTACGTCATCTACCAAATTAAGGAAATCATCGTTTGGTTTTTTCTCTTCGTTCAATTTAGCAATTGCTTTTCTGTAATATGTAATTCCATATATTGAAAATGCAATCAAAAGCCCGAATACAAGCAAACTTTTAAAATCCATTGGTTTTTGCGACCCCATACTTTCAAATACATCATCGCCACCACCTGACGGTGCAACGGGTGCGGGTGCTACGGGTGCTACTGCTACGGGAGCGGGTGCTACGGGTGCTACTGCTACTTCTGTTTCCATAATAATTTATTTATTAAATTTTTTATATGCTAAATATGCAATTACCAATCCTCCTAAAATTAGTAAATTAGTTTTGTTTTTTTCTAAAAATGTTTGAGGAGCGACATCTTTATTATCAGGATAATCTGCCCCTAATCCCTGTTGTTCAGAATTTATAACTTTCACACTTTTATCTAATGTAACTTTAGAATCATCAGGAACTAATTCTAATTCTTTTTGGAAATAAGAGTTGTTTTTAACATCTCTAATGTTACTCAAAAATATAGGATATTTGTCAGTATCTTTTTTTAAAGAAATTTGAAAACTATTAGGAAAATCTTCATTTTCTCCACCATTAAATTTTAATGGCTCTGCCTCCACAATAGTACCTTTAGGTATTGTATAAAGAAGTTTGTCTTTAATTTCTTTAGTTCCATCTCCGCCTGTTAATTCAGGTGCAGGAACAGTTTTATAACTATACTGACTTGCTTCAATTAATAATTTATACTTTGCCATAATTTCTATTTATTAAATTTTTTATATGCTAAATATCCTAAAACCAATAAGCCAACTATTAGTAAATTGGTTTTATTTTTTTCTAAAAATGTTTGTTCTCTTACTAACATTTCAGGAACTTGAAATACCCCATTATAATAAACTAATTTATTATCTTCTGTAAAATTATTCGGAGTAATTATTTCAACATTATATGCTCTTGCTTCGGGATTTACACCTGCATTTGTAGGCACTAATTTACCCTCAAAAACATCTCCTTTTTTAAATTTGTGTTTTAATTTTATTGAGCGAACATCGTGACGGCTTTCGTCACTTGGTGTTGTGCCAATTGCCTCAAAATCTTCTTTAAATATATATTTTGCCATAATTCCTATTTTTTATTTTTAAATGCTCTAACAATTAAAAATAGTCCTGCTAACATTCCTATTCCTGCATAAATAATTTTATGGTCTTGTAAATGCTGAACAAATTTATTTTTACTTGACTCTACTGCAACGGGTCTATTATCTTTAGGTTTTTTTCCTGAATTAATAACAACTTCGTCAAGAACAATATTATCGTCTAATAATTTTATTTTTTTACCTTGAAGTTCTTTAGCCTTAAAAAATTGAGGCTTGTACCCAACGTATGATATTTTAAATTCTGAATCAGGTGTAATTGAATTATCTTCTATAACAAAATTTCCGTCCAAGTCTGCTTCGTCTGCCATTTTATTGGCAAATTCTCCTGATACAATAGTGACATTTGCTAAACCCATAGGCAACCCGTCAATATCTAAAACTTGTCCAAATATCTTCATTATGCTTTTCCTCCTGTTATTCTTTTAATCGTGTAATAATTAACTATTGCGCCTAATGTAAAAGACACAATGCCTACTACAACAAATATTGTAGATAAATGCTGATGTGTTTTAGCACTTGCATCTTTCTTATTTTGCTCATCAGTTTGTGCGCCTGTTTGACTACTTTGAACTGCTCCTACCATAATAATAATATAATGAAATTCCTGCTATTATTGACAATATCCCTAATGCAATATAATTTTTGTATGCTTTTACTGCTAAACCAAAACTTCCGTCATTTAACCATTCTTTAGGTAGTTTCTCTAACATTGTTTTTTTAACTTCCCAAACTCTTAATTTTCCATCTTTTACTTGGCGGAAAGCAGGGTTTGCATTGTATATTTTTTCTGCACTTAAACCACCTCCCTGAATAATCCAATCATCGGGCTTACCAATTGCAGGTGGGAAAAATACCGCAAAATAAGTGTCAATATATGTTTTATATTTTCCTTTGTAAAGGTTAAAATATTTCTCTACAAAATCTAACTGCTTAACTGCCGACATTTTTTGTAATTCCTCTTTAGTTGTTCCTAAAGTTTTTCTTGCACTTGCACCAAACTGAATTAAACCAACGTACCCCAAAGAGTTTGTAATAGACGGACTAAATGTACCTGCCGTTTCAAAGTGCATAATAGCCATTAACCAATTAGGGTCAACGCCTATTCTTTTCGATACTTCTTTTACCTTTTCTACAAAAGGTGTCCTGATTGAAGCAGGTACTTTATTTTCGTATATTAATGCCATTTACCACAATATTTTATCCGCATACCAACCATTTGTTCCCGTTTTTTTACGGTCTTTTTCGTGACGAATCTTATATAATCTTCTTCTTTCCTTTGCATATCCTTTCGGATAATAGCCTTTTTTTTCTTTTTCCAAATAGGTAGGGTAATCATTCATACCCAAAGCCCCTATTGAAGCGACTTTTTTACCGTTTTTAAAAACATCAATTTTTTTAAGCGGGTTAGTTGAGGGTTTTATTTCAACTCTCAACTTATCTGCTTGTGCTTTTGAATATGGTAAAATCTTGTAAGCCATTAATTAAATATTTTTAATTAATTACCTACCGTACTTGCTATTGCTCTATACCCCTCTTTACAATCCCTTGTATCAGACATATAAATTTGACCTCTTTCATTTCTGCAATAATACTTTTTTTTATCCTTTCCCATCGCATTAAAAAATCCGTCTGAATTTCTCTTTGGTTTTTGTACATAAGCAACAATTGCAATCACACCAAGTAAGGCTAAACCTCCAAATATATATTCTGTTTTCATATTTTTTATTTATTTATTAATTATTTTCATCAAACACATAAGTTTGTTTTGTTTCGTCATACCTAATTTTCTTTAACTCTTCTTCGGTAAAATTTCTTCTGAAAAAACCTACTATGGTCATACTTCCGCTTTTTTTACCTACCGTAAGGTATCTTTTTAATTTTTTTACCTTATCTCCCTCGCCTGTTTTTGTTGAGTCTGTATTCCCCTCAATAGTTTCGCAATAATTTGTTTTTTCGTCTAAAATTTGTACAATTATTCCTGTATGTCCTCCTTGTGTTCTTTTAGCACAAAAAATATCTCCTACTTGTAATTTTCCACTTTTAAAAGCAATATACTTTTTATCTCCTTTTTTATTTAAGTTTTGTACATTAATTAAATTTTGTAATGCACTTCCACCTATATTTTTTGACAACCACTCTTTATCAAAAGAAAATAGTTGCATCAATACTAATTTAACATAATAAGCACACCACGCTTGACTTGACTTCCAACCAACTGCTTTCATCATTGCTTCAAAAGCACTATCAACAAATCCTACATTCGCTCTTCCTTTGACTTTTTTTTCTAATTGAGATGCAAAGCCTGTATTTTCCAAAAAACCTAATAGTTTAGCAAATACGAGAGGTATATTTGGAAATAAATTGGCGGTGCTATTTCCACCATTAGGATTGTTTTCATTTTCTTCTCCCATAACTTTTACTTTATATTTGGGTCATTAAAAACATCATAATCCTCAACTATTTCCTTAACATCATTTTTGTAAATTATCGAAATCTTTTTTTCATTGGCTTTTCTCGTAAGATACATAGTCAAAGCAAAACCGCCAACACCAACTGCTACTAAACCCGTAATTAATAATATTTTTTTACCGTTAGTCATATTTTGTAAATAATTTATTTAGCCCCACAACCACAACCACCTGTTGCGCTGAAAAAACCCTCTGAATTTTTCTTTGGTTTATTGTAATAAGCAATTAATGCTATTACCCCTACAATTGCTAAACCCCCTATGATGTATTGCTTATTCATATCTTTTATTTTTTAACACTTAAATTATTTTTAAACCACAAATCTAAAAATCCATTTACACCCAACATTTTTAATAAATAACCTCTGCTCTCTAAAGGTATTGTTTTGTTATTAAGTAATTGCTCTGTTGTTAATTTACCTTTAACTTTGTTTCTCATAGAATAATAACCTGCATTATAAGAAACCATTACTTTATTTATACTTGCAACATCGCCGTCTTTGAACGCTTCTAAAAGCCATCTTAAAACCGCAGTACCTATTGCTATGCTGAATTCAGAATTATTTTGTAATGCCCTGCGTATTTCACTTTTTACCGCCGAACTCGGCAAGGTATTAGCGTTGAAATTTTTACTTGACGGAATCGCTTTATTAAAAAACGCTTTTGCTTTTGCAGATAACGGAGAGTCAACCATTACTTGCCACTTAACAAGTATTTCCCAAACTGAATTTGGAGTAACCTGCATAAGACCTGTTGCATCATATTGATTTGGAGGAGCATTTTTACCACCGCTTTCAGTTGCTATAAAACTTGCAATAATTGAATTATCAATTTCAAATTCAGTCCCCCAAGTGTTAATGAAACCTAAATAATCTTTAATTATTTTATTCAATAAATTAGTATTAGCCAAAGCAACGCTTTTGTCAGAATACTTATAACTTCCCTGCACAAAACTTCTATTAACATCAGGTACTTTAACCGCTACTGTTGTGAACTTTCCCATAATTATTAGTCTAAAGGTTCTTCATTAGGAGGAGTATCATACGTTTGTATGATAACACTTCCACCTCTAATTTTTCTTACATTACGAGTAAGGTATTTCGCAAGGAAAAATCCTCCGATTGCAACACCAACAACGCCTACTGCTATTAAAATTTTTTGTGCTTTGGTCATTTATCGTTTTTTTCCAAAATAATTTATTGCTCCTGCTGAAAAGACTAATAAAAGACCTCCTGCAATTAAGCCACCCCAACCTATTCCTGATTTTTTTTTAGGGTCAGTTTTTGTGTCTTTTTCAAGTGCTTCTTTTTCTTCTAATTCTTTCTTCTCTAATTCTTCTTTTTCTTTTGCTTCTTGGGCTTGTTTTTCGGCTCTTTGTCTTGCCTCTGCGTCAGCCTTATTTTTAGCAATTTGACGGTTTTTTGCTTCCGCCTCTCTCTTTTTAGCAACAAGGTCAGACAAATCTTCAATTAAATCATCTTGGGTGTCCGTAATGAATTCAACAATCTCGTCTAATTTCTCTTGCGATTCCTCTGTTGGGTTTTCATTGTGTTCCTCTCTTACGACTGCTAATTTTTGGTTTAGTTTACCTAATCCGTCTAATCTTTTAGCCATTGAAGCGGGTACTTTGTTGTCCAACGCTTTTAATAATCCATTAATTGTTTCCATAGTGTTTTTTATAAAATAAAGTTAATTTTAACCACAAATATAATAAAATTTTAATAAGCAAGTCATTAATGCCTTGTTTTTATAAAAATTTTGTTGTTAAGTTTCTAATAATCTGTTTGCTATCAATTTTTGTCCGCTTGGTGTCGGGTGTATTCCGTCAGCAGTCATACTACTTGGAATGTTAATTTTTTCTACAATAGTTGCTCTTTTTATTGTTGTTGGTATTGAATTTTGAAAGTCAATATATCTGTTTTTTAATTTAACCATTCCTGCTTTTGTTGGAACATAAGAGGTTGGTTTTAATTTATTTTCGTCCATAAACTTTTCAGCATCGTACCCAACAATGACATAAGGCTCTGCGCCATTCTTAATCGAGAGGTCAACCATATCCTGAACATTCTGTAATGCTTTGTCTTTCGTAACTGCGCTAAACATATCATTAACACCACCATATATGTATATTCTATCGTACTTGTTTGTTTTCAACTTTTCTGTAAGATTAGATAATAACCAATCTGTTCTTTTACCGCCCTTTGCTAAAACATCAATTTTAATTCCTTTCGGTTCTAATTCTTTTTTTAACAGGTTGGGGTAAGTAAAAGTTACAGGTGTTCCGTTGTAATCAATAGCCGTTATAGAATCCCCGACAAAAAGCATACTTTTTGGTAACTTTTTGCCGAAGAATTTTTTTACAGTTAGATAAATTAATGCTAATCCAATAGCGGTTGTTACACCGTAAAACAATTTTTTGTTCATATTGTTACTTTTTTAATTGAGCAAATGCTCTTTTTTTAGCATCGTTCCAACTTTCGCCGTCTTTACGAATTTCTTTAGCCAAAATATTTGCTTGTTTTAACATTTCGCTTCCGCTACGTTTTTTAGTTTCGCCACCCATTTCTTTTTTAGCAGGTTGCATTGCTTTTACTTTTCCTGCAACTTTGTCGCCAACCTCTTGGGCTTCTTCTTTTGAATAGTATTTACCATACTCTTCTTGATATTGGCTCTTTACAGGTTTTCCCTCGTACTGTTTTGCTACTTTCGCTGAAAGTTTGTCAAAGTTGGAAATTTTGCCACCTCTTCCAAAAGTTCCTGTTTCCATAAACTTTTTGAATTTGGCTAACCCTTTAACGTGTTGCTCCGAAACTACTTTTTCAGTCAATCTTTTTGGAGAAGAAACCTCTAAAGTATAATTAGGGTCTTCGTAAGGCGTGTATTTAAAAATTTCGTAGCCTTTACTTCCTGTTGGTTCGGTTTTTCCACCTTGAGCAGAGGTAATTAATTTACCACTATAAATTTTAATTGTAGATAATCTCCAATCGTAATCATTGAAATTATCTATATTAGTTTCTGCTTTCCAATTACCCCTCATATCTTTTCTGATATAAGTTTCTCCGACTTTAGTTTCTGATTTTCTTGAAGCAGTAGGCGTTGGTTCTGCACCAACAGGTTCAGCCCCTTTCTTAACCCAATATCCGTTTGCAGGTTTAACTTTGCTTCCGTCTTTTAATTCAACCTCAACAACATCACGTTTTGGAATATAGTTTGCTTTTGAAGATATATCCCCACCTTTAGCAAGTACGTTAGCACCATTTAAAACGTCAGCACCTTTATAGGTTACTTCTTTACCATTACGTTTTACTGTAACGGTTTTGATGTCTGCTTTTAAAATGTATTTTTTAAGATTTCCGCCTTTAGCAAATTCATTTTTTCCCCAATAACGATAAGTGTCTATCATTCTTCTCTGACCTTTTGGGGTTGTACTGATGTAAAATTCTATCTTTTGCAACTCCTCTTTTGGAATTTGAGTTTCTTTAACAATATTTATGTATTTATTATATTCCGTTTCATCAAAATCAGAATCTAAAACTTTTTGATACGCTTTTGCTAATTTTAGACTATCTCTTTCAGACCTTTCTTTAAAATTAAGTTTTCCGCCTTTAGCGTAAACGTCATTCATAAAACCACCGTCAGCAAACAAAAACTTAACATCTTTAATTAACTCATAAGTTGTTAAATCTTGATTGTTTTCAACTTTTCGTTTTAAATTAGAATAAAAGTTATCGGCAAATTCCACAGAAAGTTGTGGCGACATTTTAAAATCTTTTGGTAATCCTTTTGCACCATATTTTCCAATTTCTCCCTCATATATAAAAACGTGTCTTCTGTTATTAAACCCACTACTAATACCTATTGTAAATTTTCCTACTTGTTCTTCTTTGAAAATTATTTCTTTACCAAAAATGCCATCAAAAGTTCTAACTTGTCCGCCGTCAGCGTAAACATCATTCATAAAACCCCCGTCAGCATAATTGTTTTCGGCTTTTACTAATTCGTTTAATTCATCGAATTCAAATGAATATTTATCTCCCTCTTCATCTCTTGCTTCACAAGCACCATCATTATATACTTTTATAACTGTGTAAACAATACTTCCGTTGTTTTTATATCTAAAACTTTCGCCAACTCTAAATCTTGTCAAAGGTTTTTCAACGCTCCCACCGTCAGCAAATTTTTGTACGATTTGAAATTCAATACTTGAAACTCTTGCAACAGAAAGAGCAAGGTGTCCTCTTAAAACATCTTTAAATGTTTGATTGTAGTTTAAATAGAAGAATTGAGAGTTTAAAAATTTCTCAACACCTGCTTGATTTTTATTTACTAATTTATTTACAAGCATTTCTGTTTCCTGTTCGTCTAATTCAATTTTAGAAAAACTATTTGGAACTAATTTTTCAACTTGTAAATTACCTAATGAAAAAGCAATTCCCGAATTAGACCAACCTCCGTAAAGACTTTCATAAGGAACTAACACACAACCTTTAAATTGGTCTTTTAATTTAATTCCAAAAACATAAGTTTCTTTATTTCCGTATGAATCTTGCAATCTTACAATGTATTTTGCTATTGCTTTACCATTCATAACTTGTTTGAATCTATCAACTTCGTATTTGTCAAGAAAACCACCGTCAGCATAATTACCATTAATATTAATGTTTTCAACAAAAGACAATAAAGGCGATGTTACTACGAAATCATCTCCATCGTAGTCAGATAATGCCTCAACAATAGATTCTTTATCAGAAACTTTTAAACCTCTTATGAAACCTAATAAATCATCAGTTACAAAGAATTGTTGGTCTTCTTCAAATTCATTATCGTCAGAATCGTAATTTTCTAACGCTTTCAATATTTGTTCTTTTTCACTTAAACTCCCACCATCAGCATATCCTTTTCTTGCAGGGGCATCAAATTTTATTTGCATTTTGCCATCAGTACCTCTTGAAAAAGTATCGAACTCTTTGTCAGTTATAAAATACTCTTTTCCGTCAACTTTAATTCTTGTTCCACCTGTACCTGCTAATTTATAAAAATCATCAGCCACTTTTCCCATACCTAATCCACGATAAGTAATTCTACGTTGTTCAAGCCTTTCTTTAAAATTTGGTATGTCTTTAACAGAGGTAACAACCATTCCGCCTTTAGCGTAAACATCATTCATAAAACCTCCGTCAGCATATTGATTTATATTTTCAACGATTATTTGTTCTTTGTAATCTACATTTCCTTGCCATCTTGGTCTGCCATAAGACCTAACTATTTTGAAAGTAGTTCCATCTTTTAAATCAACTGAATATATATCTTCATAATAAGGGTAACTATCGTTATAAGGGTAATTTTTTCCTTTTTCAATTAACTCAATATTTTTAACTACGTTTCCTAATTTACTTGTAATGTACTTATTCAACTCGTCTTTATTGGTTATTGTGATATAGCCATCATCTTTTTTTCCTGCCATAATGCCTTTGTAGAATGATTGCCAATAAGCATTTAATTTTTCTAAATCTTTATTGTCAATTTTACCACCTTTAGCGTATTTAATTTTACGAAAAATTTTCCAATTTTCATTTGGTCTTTTTATGTAAAAATTATCATTTTCTATTTTAAAATCATTAGTACCTCTATTAACTATTTGTCCATCAAAAATTTCTTTTTCATTTTTAAATTCGCTTAATAACCTTTTCATACTAACATAATCACCAACACCTCCGCCTTTGGCGTAAACACTCGAAGCCCCTGAATTATCAGAAACAATTCCTCTCGAACCTACATTATCTCCCGCAGTTTTAAAAATTTGTGTTCTTAACTCTTTTAAGTCTTTTTCATTTATTGTAAAAGGAGTTAATTTATCCATTTGGAAATGCACAAAGTAAGCCCCGTTAGAATGACTTTGGCTCATTAATCCACGACCTGTTGACAAATCTATTTTACCTATTCTTGTTTCAGATTGAATTGTAATAATTTCTTTTGAATCATCTTTACCAATTGGATAAACACTAAAATCTTGAGATTTTCTCATTCCTGAAATTTTCATTTCAATTGAAGCAGTTCCCAATATGTTTTTACTCAAACCAAGAATTTCTGCTTTGGCAACTTCTCCGCCTTTAGCCATTGAAACTATATTATCAAAGAAATCGAAACTTTCAGTATATGAAATATCAGCCACCTTATCAAGTAATCTTTTTGAACTTAAATAAGAAGCCATTTCAGATATGTAATTTTTTTCTTTGCTTGAAATAGGCTCGTTTTTATTTATTTTGTTTTTTAAATTCAAAGCCTCTGTATATGATATATCAGACATAGAATCCCCAATACGTTTGTCAATTTTATAGTTAATCATACTTAAAATTGAATTTTTGTATTTTGGATTTACAGTTCCTAAACTTCCGCCTTTAGCATAAGTACTCATATAACTTGAAACATTTGGGATAGTTCCGTCAAAATATCCGCCGTCAGCATATACATTATTCATAAAACCACCGTCTTCAAACTTCGCATTATTCCAACTAAAGAATTCAGAGTTAGCAGTAAACTTTTGTTTACCACCCTCACGGCTATAAGAAATATCTCCTACTTCCTCTCCGTCCCCGTCAAAAATGCTAAACACGGCATTTGAAACCCCGTTTTCGTCAGAGTTAATGATTGGCTCAACTTCGTATTGTTCGTCCTTGTAATCAAACGTATAGTCATCTCTCAAGTCAATTCCCTCCATACCTTTTAAGAAACCTTTCAAGTTCCCCATAGCATCGTCAGTAAATTTTTTGGTCAATTCTTCTTTTGTTCCCGCAGACACGTTTATTGGTTCGACAACTTCTTTGTTTTCAATTTCTTCCATTTCCATTTCATCATCGTCATCGTCATCATCATCTTCCCCTAATTGGTCTTCCATTTCGTCCTCCATTAATTCTTTTTGCCCGTCAAGGTAGTGAGTAATGTCTGAAAGGTTTTGAGTTGCAGTTTCCATTTTTGCAACCACCCAAGCAGGAACAGGTATTTTATCTTCTAAAATATCCTCTAACTCCTCGTGATGATGCTCTACCTCAACGTTTTGATTCATAATCATTTGTTGATTATCGCTAAAATCTTCTATGTTTCCGCCGTCAGCAAATTTTTTAATAAATTTTACGTTATCTACTACAACATCTTGTAAATTTCTTTTATAAGAATGTAAATGATATTGAACATCGTAAATTCCTTGAACATTTCTTGTTTCAATTTTAGAAACTAAATAAACATTGTCTTTGTAAACAACTTTATCTCCCTCTTTTATTTTTTCAATGTTGCCACCGTCAGTATAATATTTACCCTCCCTCAAACCATTGTAAAGTTCTAATGCGTTTACAGGTTCAAAAGACAAATCTCTTTCAAACCCCCAACCCATTCGGTTTCGGTAATTTTCAAGTTCACTTCTTCCTACGCTACCTACTTCAGCACCATATCCTAAATCAACAATAGCCCATAGATATTCAGGGTCTTCAGGGTCAGAATTTAATATGAACCAAGTTCCTGCCCCATACGGGTTAAATATCTTGGCTACAACCTCTTGTTTAGAGAGGTCGCTACCAAGTGAATATTGTTTGAATAATTGTCTGTCTATTGTTTTATTAAATAACTTCATAGTATTTCTAAATTAATCGTTTTTATGTGTGTTAGATGTAGGCATTGGTAATTCTTCAATGAACTCAAATGCTCTTGGGTTAATTTTTGCAAAACTTTCAGGATTTCTGTTTTTTGGCGTGTAACCCATAGTCGCTCTTACTCTTTTATCATCGCTCAAGTCTATGTTTTCGTCAAGTGGCTTAATAACAACTTTATTGCTTTTGCTACTTACATTGCTTGTTAAGTCGATTGGTTCGTCAAAAGTTTCAACATAAACTTCCATTTCAGGGTATCTGTAATTAAAGTTGTTATCTGCTCTCATAAAACCCTCGTTGTCTTCAAACATACCGCCGTCAGCATAACTACTAACTATGTCAACACCCCAATAGCCATTTCCGAACCATTTTTTAGTTAGTGTTTTAGAAATAAATTCTTCAACATCAAACTTATCTAATCCACCACCTTGAGTAACTCCTACGGGAATTTGGATTTCAACAACAATTTTTTGTGAATAGTCTTTTTCAAATAATGGTTTTACGATTGTTACACCCCAATAACCATTACCAAACCAATTATTAGTTAATTTTTTTGACAAAAATTCAGTAAATTCAAATTCGTCTTTAACAACTCTTTCGTAGTTATAAGGAACTTTAATTTCTGCTAAAAATTTACCTTTTAATTCTCCGCCGTCAGCATAAACATCATTCATAAATCCTCCGTCAGCCATAATTTTTTTACCGCTTTCATCAAAAACTTCTATTTTACTAAATTCATCATATTTTTTGTATCTGTTAGCGGTATCAATAGCCATCTCCAAAGTTTCTCTAATTTCTGATTGCTTTTCCCCACCATCTAAATAGGTAATTTTAAACTTACCTTTTGTTTTTCCGTATGGTTTAAATGCTACTCCACCGCCGTAAGCCATTTGACTTAAATCAAAGTTCATAGCCCAATTATCAAAATCTCTTACATTATTTGTATATCCGTACTTGTCTTCTAAAACTCTAACTTCTTTTTGACCAAAATTTTCATACAAACCTCTTGATTTTGCTTTTGTTATTAAAGCCTTTTTCATTTTTTGTATGTCTGCTATTTCTCCGCCTTTAGCATAACTATCGTCATCAAAAGGAATACCGAAACTACTAACATTATCGTCTTCTTCATCATCAATGTCGTCATAATCATCATTGTCATACTTATCCCAAGCGTCTTGCCAAGTTTTGCTTACAAAATTAAAGTCATCTCCTGTTACTCCCTGAATATGAAAGCCATAAATATAACCTCTTTGCATACGGGCAATTTGAAAATCTACAATTCCTTTTTCAGTATATCCCTCTTCGGTTTCTCTATCAGAGTTACCTTGTATAACATCGCTTGGTTTCTCATATTCCCAAACCCAAAAATCTTTTTTTATAGTATTATCAAGTTTATCGTAAAGATTAAATCCATCTTTATCTTTAACTTCCCCGCCGTTAGCGTAACCATACATTTCTCTTGACGATTCGTCCCATTCTTCCTGTGAAATTTGCATTTCAGCCAATTCAGCCAATTCAGGGCTTAATTGAGAATAGTCGCCCTCAACAGTATCTATTAAAACTTGCAACGCATCAACTTTACTCATACTTTTTGAGTAGTTTTCGTATTGCATTGTTTCAAAAGGGTCTAAATTATCTAAATCAAAATCTTCTAATTCAGCATCAATGTCATTTACTTCCATTTGTCCGCCGTCAGCATAGCCAAAAGATTCTCTTTGCTCAATATCTAAAAATACCTTGTCTAAATTTTTATCCTCGTGTCTTGAAAACCATTGAGATTTTGCAGGTAGAGAATTTTTAGCAGGGGAAACCCCTCTTATGTCTTTAACTTTTTCAAAGTCTTTTTCAGTCATAAACATAATTGTAGTTCCTGCACTTGTATTAGCCCCGCCAAAAGAGTACAATGAAACATACTTTGCATCGCCTCTATTAATTTGTTGCGTTGCTCTATGGCTTCCTGAATTAACAAAAACATAGCCTTTAGGGGCAACTAATTTATTTGAGTCTTTTTTTACAATTGAGGTAGGAGCATTACTACTAACATTTGCGTTTTTGCTTTTAGATTTTAGTTTTCTAAAACCTTTTAATTTATACGACTTTGGATTTTTATTACCATAATCATCTTCTAATTTTATTTCTGAAAAATCTTTATCTATTTCATAAATAAATCCCTCTGTGCCATATACAATACTTCCTTGTTTTTCAGTTTTTTTTACATAATCGCCTATTTTAAAACTTTCATCTACATTATTACCACCACTTCCGCTAATAGGCTGATAATCTTTTTTTACCCAATATCCATTTACAGGCTTGATTGTTTTTCCATTTTTAAGAGTAACTGAAATTACATCACGTTTAGGAACGTAAAATGCAATATTAGTTAAATCTCCGCCGTCTTTTAATAAGTTTGCACCATTTAAAACATCGCTACCTTTAACAATTCTTCTTGAGCCTTTAATCATTAACGCTACATAATTTATATCTTCGTTGTCTATATATTTTTTTAGTTTTGAAGAAGCAGTCGCTTTAGCACGACCTACCATAGAATCAAATTCTCCGTCAAGAAGTCTTTTGTAAATTCCCTCATAATACTCAATCATTTCGGTATCTTTTCTTTCTTTTCTCATATCTATAAGACGGTTTGCGCTTTCTTTCATTTCAGCCACAACTTCAGGAGTAAATTTTCCTGTATCGCCTTTTTCTCCTAATTTAACAAGATTATAACCTGTACTTTGATAATTTTTATCGTATGTGAATATAGGCGTGTTACCTGTGGTATCAAGTCTTAATTCTCCATAATCCCCATTAACAGGGTCGCCATAATTATTCATTACAGTAGCGTATCTTTTTTCATCTTTTTGCCAAACAACATCTCCTGTATTAAATTCAACTGTTCCTACAAATCCGCCACTTTCAAAATATTCATTATACTCGTCTTCGGTTAACTCGTTTTCAATAAGCAAGTTTCGCAAATACATTTTCATAATTGGGCTTTTAGCCTCCTCAACAGTAATTGGTTTACTTATTCCCTCTTTTACGCCAAAACTGTTTTCATTCCACATTTCAGCAACTTGTTTAGGGGTAAGACCTTTTACTTTTTCGTCTTTTTCAGAAATAATTTTATTCAGTTCTTCTTGAGAACGAATTCCTCCGCCATTAGCATAAACCCCACTCATAAATTGAGTTCCGTCTGAAACGTCAGGAGTAAAACCTCCGTTAGACATTTTGTCTAATTTTTTCCAAATACCCTTACTTATTAAGAAATTAATGTTGTCAACAGAATAAATAGAATTTTCTCCGTCTTCCCAATTTACATTATACACATTAGGAATATTAGTTTCTTTTCCTATTGTTAGTTGCATTTTTTCTCTTTTATCGAAGTATTTTTCTCCATACCCTGCTTTGAATTTTAATGCACCGCCATCAGCCATTTTATATGCTTTATCAGATTTAGCAAAAGCAACAACTTCTTTTTGTTTAGGGTTATTTTTATTACCTACTAAAGCAGTAATAAAGTCGCTTTGGCTTATCATTTTTCTACCAAGACCTGACATCAAGTTAGATAGTTCGGAATCAGTTAGATTATGCTCTTTCGCAAAAGCATCAACTCCCACTTCCCTTGTATTTGTTAAATAAGCAATTTGCTCAATATAAAGTTCTCTCATAGATGGTCTGCTTTTGGTTTTTCCACCATAAGCGTATTGACCTTGAGAAACGTGAATATTAAAAGCACCTTTTATATCTGAATCTAACGTTGACCAATCAGATGAAATTGCTTTCGTAATTTTATCAGTTGTAAGTTTATTCTTATTACGTCCATATTTATTTATTTGGTCATTATGGTCATATAAAAAATGTTGTCTTTGTCTTTCTGTATAATTATTCCAAACGTCTTCAGCAGTTCTTCCCTTATAATTATTAGGAATAGAACCACCGTCTTTGTAAATACCTTGACTTGCGCCCTCGCCCAAGTAGTAGTTAACATAAGATTGAGAAGCATCATTGATTACTTGTTGGTTTTGAGCCATAGCCCCACCCAACTCATAATTATTTTCAACGAAATTTTTATATTTTCTGCTAATTATCTGACCAATTTCTTCGTCATTTAATACTTTAATTCCATCACTTGAAACTTCATATATATATTCAAAGTCATTTTTTTTCTTTGGGTTTGGAGGAAAAGGCAACGATTTTAACATTATATGATTGTCTTTATCAACATAATCTATAAAAGTATATACATTAGACCCTGCGGTATGTTGAGTATCTATAACTTTATAAATATCCCCCTTTTTCAAACCTAATACATTATCTCCAACTGCACCACCTACGGCAAACAACTCTCCGCTTGACATAGCACCTGTTTCTCCAACAAGACCTGTGTAATAAGTTCCTGAAACCCCGCTTAAAGGCATATCGGCATTTAAACCGCCTGTACCTCCTCCTGAATGACCTGCTAAATCAGTTGTCATAAATGCGCCACCAAGTTCAAAAGCACCTGTATTTTGGAAGTTTCCAAAGTTAGGGTCTGTCATAAAAGGAAGTGAGCCTCCGTTAGCATATTCTTTTTTTGAATGTTCAATAGCAAATTCTTTTGCTTCGTCCATAGTGTCAAAGTCGGCTAATTTTTTTATTTCCCAATTTTCACTTTCATCATTATAAACATTGTCGTAAACACAATACATATCATTCTCTTCTTGAACGAATATTTCAGTATTGCCTAAACCATATTTATTAGAACCCTCTTTGTAAAAAATACCGCCTTTTTCAAAAGAAACATTTTGCATTGTTAAATTGTTCATTCCGCCGTCAATTCCACCGCCGTTAGCAAGTTTGGTATTTGGATTTCCTCTTTTATTCGCTTCTTTTAAAATTTCTTCAATAGCATCTTGTCTTTCTTCTCTATTGCCTTTTAATTCAATTATAACATCGCTATAATCTAAATCTTTCATTTTTGAATATATTTTTGCTATTTTTTCGTCACTATAAGACTTTAATTCTGCTCTTGCTTGTGTTAAATAAATTGTCATACCTCCGTCAGCATAGTTGCCTTTACTTTGCGCTTTAGCCCAAAAATAATTTACTACTTCAGGAATATTCTTTTTGTAGTATGGTTGATTATCCATAGCCCACGCTTTAACTTCGTCTTTTGTTTTAAACGGTTTTTGCCAAGAACGACCACTCATAATTTGATTAAATGTAGGTTCTAATTCTTCGATAAAATCTCCAACAGTCCAACCCTCCCAAACGTGCTTATCCATATTAACAGAACCGCCATTAGCAAATCCCTCCATTTTTAATCTTTCTGACAACCACTTAATAGATTCTTCTTTGCTATCAAAATCTCCTACTTCTTCCCAACTTCCTGTTACTGATGGAAGATAATATAGTTTTTTTTCTTTATCCAAATAATTAAACCCAACTCCACCATCAAAAACGGGAAGTTCATTGTTGTTTAATTTTTCTCTTGCTTCAACGGCATATTCAAATTTTAAAAACGGCATTATTTTACCGCCTTTAGCAAAAGATTCATCGCTTTCGTTTAATTCATCAATTTCTGCTTTAATTTTATGAGATTTTAAATATTTAGAAAAATTTTCAAGTATCTCCATTAAATCTTCAGTACTTCCATTAAATCTAAAACCAAAATGCGTTCCCTCTTCTCCCATAAATGGATTAGGTTCTAAACCTGCTGAATCCAAATAATCAATAATATCGTCATATCTTTCATCTGAAATTTCTGTTTTTACAAGAACGTTACCCGCAAAACTATTTGATTCGGAATTTTCTAAATCAAAATCACTAAAGTTTAAAATACCACCGTTAGCAAAAGAAACATTTTGTATTGTCAAGTTGTTCATTCCGCCGTCAAGAAATCTTGGGTTTTTGATTTCTTTAAGATTAGGATTAATAAGGAATTCGTAAACTCTCTCTCTATCCAAACTATCTCCACCACCCCAAGTATGTTCAAATTCTAATTGAGCCAAATATTTGTTTACTGCTTTTCTAACTTGCGGTTTAGTAAATTCATATACACCATCTTGTTCATAAGATTCATAAGCCTCATATACATAATCTACAAAACGATTAATTTCGGATTGAGATATTTCGTCAGTTACAGGAACACTTACAGTTTTGCCTTTAACTTCTCTCATCATTGGTATAGGTTCTTCAAACATTCCGCCGTCAGCAAATTTTTTAATATCCCAATTAGTTTTAAATTGACCCGTCTTTTGATTTATTTTATCAATAAAAGCAATTTTTTGTCCTTTAATATAAATAATGTTATTATTGTCAATAGTTATATCATTTTCTTTTGCATACCTATTAACCATTGCATTTTTTTCGGTTTTTTTATTAAATTGTTTTTCTTTACTTAAATCGTTAAGCATTTTTCCGTAAGTTACGGCAATGTTTTCTATTGCACCACCACTTGCTAATAAAGGCATATTTTTTGGATAATTAGGTGCTAAACGGTCAGCGTGACGGTCACGAGTTTCCCAATACTTTCTACCTAACTTATTAGGGAAAGTACCATATTTATTTGAAGTATTCCCCTCTTTAGTAACAAATCTTGCACCTCTCGGTTTTGCAGTTCTTACCATATCACGTCTTAAATCAGATTTTGTAAAACCTTGTAACTCTTTTTTAGTTCTAACAAGAGCCAAAAGTTTTTCTAACTCACTTTTCTTTTGCTCAACAACTTGCTCTCTACGTTCTTTTAAAACTACTTTAGCACGTTCCATAGCATCTTTCCAAGACTCTCCTGCTTTTTGAATTTCTTTAGCAACAGACATTATGTTATTACTTGAACCTTTGGCAGTTGAAGTAGTTGCAGGGGCTTTTGCTTTAGTAACTTTTTTTGCTTTAACGGCTTTTTGTACTTTAGCAACTTTTTGAGCAACCGCCTTTGGCTTTTTTACCGAATCAGGATTAAGCGTTGTAATTTGGTCTAAAATCTTTTCAGCAACTTTGTTTTTTGCCTCATCAGTTTCTTCAAAATTATTGGTAAGTTTTTTAACTTGCGCCAATACTTTTTGGTCTTTTTCGGAAACTTTAGATTGGTCAATAGTTTCGTATTTTTTTAATAAAGTAGAGTTCATATTTTTAATTTTTAATTATTCGTATAGTTTTAATAAATCTTCAAGGTTTTCTGTTTCTTCTATTGGATAAAGCGATAATAAATCTTCAAGGCTATCTGTTTCTTCAATTGGTTTTTCAACTTTACCGACAGGAGGAATTACTTCTATAATTTCATCATAGTCATAATATACGTCCATTGATTTAATATTTTCCTTTATTTTTTGTCTTATATTTTCCAATGCTTCAGTTTCGTTATCGGCATAAACATCGTGTATTTTAGGGTATTTAGTTCCCCCGTCTTTTTCACTTGCTGAAACAACAACATTTATCTTGTAAAGAGTTTTACCTGCATTTTCATCTTCAACCTCAATTATTGGTTCGACAACTTTTTTAGGTTCTGACTTGCTACCAATACTTTGGTTTTCTTTAGCAAGAATTAAAGTTTGCTTTATAAGTTCAATAATTTCGTTTTTAATGCTTTCGTCTTTAATCTCGTTTAACTTTTTTGTATTGATGACATTATAAAAATCATCTAAAGTTATATCTTTAGTTGGCGTTTGAACAAATTCATTCTCGATAAAACTTTTAGTAATCACTTCTTCAAAAGGGAATCTATCTCTAACAACACTCCAATCAATACTATCTTTTGAAGCAAATGGCGTAATAAGATATTCAGACCAATTAGTATCGAACTCATTTTGCAAATCGCTTAATTTGTTCAACCTATCAAATACTATGTATTTTTCTTTTGCTTTATTAAAATCAAATAAAACAGGTCTTTCTAAAGTAAAACTTAAAATCTTTCTTTCCGTTTGTCCAAGTAACATCATTTGTTTGTAATCAAACTCCACGACAGAGCCGATTTCAACACCGTAAACTTTATCAAATTTATAAGTGTCTAAATTAGAACCGTCAAATTCTGTATTTAGGTTTGAAATATCGTCCCTATTGGTTAAATTATAGTTTTCCCAAATAAACAAAGGCAAATTATTTTGCCATTTAGAATATTCAGAACCTTTTTTAAATGAAATATCTGCGTTAAATTTTATTAACACCAAGTTGTAAAGGGTCTTGAAAGAAACCAAGCATAAGTTGCCTAATCTATCATAAATTAAATTCCCCTCTTTGTAATCCATTATTAATTCCATTTCTTACCTTTTTAAATTAAATTTCAGTTGGCTTTAAATCGCCTAAAAAAGCACCATACTCCAATCTTGTCATTCCGCTTTCTAAATTTTTCCAACCCTCTTCAGGAACGTATGTTTCAAGTATTTCTGTTTCTTTGTAAATTCCGCCCTCTCCAATATGGTAATTAACGTGAATAAAAAAAGTATTTGGAATTTCAGGGTGTTTTAATACCTCTACTTTGCTCAAAGATACGTTTTTATGTTTACCAAAATCTTGGTAATGTTTTTTTCGATTTGTTACTTCTGCTATCATCTTACCTTAATGTTTTTTCGATTGCTTTAATCAAGTCGTTTGTTCTTTCCTCTGTTCTTAAAATTTCTTCAGTAGGCGTTTCATAAACCTTTAATTTCGGGTCGCCTAAATTCCGAACAACTTGTAAATTATCTCTTATAAGACCTGATAAATACCTTACAATATTTTGCTTTTGTTGAGCATCAGATAAGTTTGCATATTTAGGGTCTTCTTTTTCTCTTGTGTATATTTTTTGTATGAATTTTGACGGGTTATTTGTTAATAACATTCCAACGTAATCTAAAATTCTATAAACTTCTTCTTTTATTTTTTCAAAAGTATCTGCGCTATTTCTACCTGTCAATCTATCGCTACTATCTATATCTCTTAAACCACCAAGAATCATTAATCCTTTGTCGTTTATTTTTGTTGTGTTTTTTACAGAGCCTTTCTGATTGAAAACCCAATTTTTATACATTTGAAAAGCATCGTATAAATCATCACGTTGACCATTTCTAAAACCATACAAAGTAGAACCATACCCATAAGGGTAACGAGTGCTATTAGGATTATTTGCTTTTTCAGCCATTCTTCTAACAGTAGCCAAACTACGCCAAAGATTTACCCTGAAAAAACGTACATCTGAAGTAAATGAAGCAAGGTTTCCGAAATCAAGCGTTTCTCCATACTCTTTCAAAGCAAAAGGCAAGAAAACCAATGTATCTTCGGGTGTATCATAACCTCTTACTCCATATATTCTTACTTTAACACCTGCTTTTTCTAAAATATCGGCAACAATAAATGTCGGTAAGTTTTTAGCCAACATATTTTCTGTGTCAATCCCCGCAAGACCCCCTGCTACTATAAATAAATCAACAAAAGGAGAAACCCCACCACCAAGTTTTTCTCTATACATAAAAACTTTTTTGGTAGTAGTAGCATATTTTAATTTTGCATAAATTCCTTTTTCTTTATCCACTTCAAATCCACACCCATTATAAATTTTACCGTCTTTAAAAGGCAAGTTTAATTTATGAACGTCTGAATACTGAACTTTTACATCTTCGCAATACTTTTCAATTAAAGAAGTACCCTCTTGTTGCTTTCTTAAATAAACTCTATTTCCTTTAAAATTATAATATGGAGCATTATTTATTTCACTTTGCAAAACAAGGTTACTATCTACTACAACCTCATTAGTTTCGTCATAATATTCAACTTTTCTGTATAACCCTTTTGACGCAACACCAAAATTAAATACTCCTTTTGGCAAAGAAGTAAATTTCATTCTTGCTGAATCAAAGTCGCCTCCTAAATCCAAGTCTTTTCTAATATCCGAAAAACTATTTAACGCATCTTGCAACAAAGGCATATCGCTAAATATTTTTATTTCGTCATAAGAAAATTGTTCTTCAAGACTTTTTGTGCTATTTGGGTCGTAACCATAAAAACTTGGATTACCTGTAATGTTGCCATCAGAAGTTGAAACATCATTGATACGATTAACCTCTGTTGGGTTATTCAACCAATAGTCCTCAACTTCCTTTAGTAAATCCCTTTGGGAATTATAGAAGTAAAACTCTAATTTATTTGCAAGAGTTGAATTTATCATATATTATAAAGGAATTGCGCTATTTTTAGCATAATTTTTCTCCGCTTCTTCAATAATAAGTTTAGCAGTTTCTTTTTCTTCGTCAGTTGCCGTATTTAATTGTGCCAAAGGCGTTACATCTTTAATATCACACATATCATAAAATGCTCTAAATTCAGCAGACAATTCTTGTTCAATTGTTTCTCTTTGTTGTTGAGAAAATAATGTCAAAAATGATTTTACAACCTCGCTTAATTTTTTAGGTCTTGGTATCTTATTTGGGGTTTGTTCTCTATTAACAAGGAAAGCAACAAAAGTATCTCTCGCAACAATCATTAAACGAGTTGAAACGAAAGCAATACCTGTCAATTTCTTCTCTACAATTTTCATACGCAATTGAGCCAAGAAGTTAAAAGCAAAAGTCATATCAACAATAGTTCCGTCAGGGAAACTATCTGAAGATATATTGGTCATTATTTTTTCATACTCAAATTTGTAGTTGTATGTAATTCTGTAACAACTTCCTGCGAAACGGTCTTGCAAAGATAAATCCTGTTTAAAGTTAGCCTCGTAGTCTTTGTTTGCTTCATTCAACAAAGAGTTACCTGTTGCAATTATAAAAATATTTGCTCTTGAAATTCTTTGCCCCTTACCATTTGAAATAGTTGGCTGAACTTCTATTTTAGTTCCGTTAGCCAATTCAACAACTTTTACGGCATCTTTAATTTTAGCCAAACCGTCATTTAATAAACCTGCGGTATTAGGGTCAATTTTAGGTAACTCATCTAAAAGCAGTAAAGCACCGTCATAAGGTTGATTTTTAGCATTTAAACCTAAATCAATATTACCCCACGCTTCAGTTAATCTTCCCTCTTGATACCCGTCAATAGTTTGACCTCCTAAAATATCTAATGGAGAAGTATATTGGTTACAGTTTAAAGTAATCAACTTATAGTTAATTCTGTCCGCTATAATACCTGCAATAAAAGTTTTACCCGTTCCTGCTTCCCCGTATAAATATACGTTATTTTGGGCTTCATAATCAGATAATAATACATCAATCAATCTACGGTCTTCGCCCGTTTTACCACTAAAGGTTTTTACGTTATTGACTTTTACTTCAATAGTTTTTGTTTCGCCAATTAACTTTTGAAGTTCAGGAGAAAGGTTAGACTCTTTAATTTTTAATTTTTTCAACCTTTCGTTGATAGCATTGTCAATCTCTCTATTAGACAAACTTGCGTTGCTATTGTAAACCTTGTCAATCAAAGTGTTTATAGAAGTAACTACTCCCGAAAAATCTTTGTCAACATCAACTTTCTTACGTTGTTTAATTTGGTCTAATCTTTCCTGCGCAACTTTACTTGCGACAGAATCGGCAGGATTATTAGCGATTATCCTTTCGTATTTTTCTATTTCTTTTGTATTATCTTCCATTATATAATAAATTTATTTAGTAATTCGTTTTTCATTTCAGTAAAAATAAGGTCTATGTTTTTTTCTTTATTTAGAGTTTCTACGTTTTTTTCAATCGTATTTAACTGATAAACTAACGTGTCAATACTTGTTTCATTTTCAATAATTAATTCATCTGTACCCGCCACATTTACATTTAAAACGACTTTATCGACTGAATTTCCTTTACCGAATTTTATTACAACGTCTTTTAAATCTTTTTTTGTAAGATACAAATCTAACAATTTATTTTCGTTTTTTAATTTTTGGTAAGTATAATATTTTAAGTTAGTTAACACAACGTCAACAATTAAATTATTACGTCTTTTTTTGTCTTCTACTTCATTCAAATATGGCTTATCTATATCGTTAGATTTTTTTGCTATTTGAAACTTCAAATCTTCTATTTGCTTATTAATATTTGCAAACATATTTAAAGGTAATTCATATTGTTGTTGGTCATCAACTTGCAATACTTCGGTATTATTTAAAGCCCCCATCATCACATAAATTTGATTTTCCAAATCTGCAATTTGTTTTTTAAAATCTTCAATTACGAACAAATCGGCATTGTCTTTTTTCTTCTTTTTCTCCATTGCTTCCAAAATAACTTTTCTATCCGCAATTCCCTCACTACAAATTCTGATTTCTCTTTCCAAATCGTTTTCACGTTGCTCTTGCTCTTGTTCTTGTTGGCTTTGACCTTGTTCTTGACCCTGACCTTGTCCTTGTCCCTGACCTTGTCCTTGTCCTTGTCCTTGACCCTGACCTTGCCCCTGACCTTGTCCTTGTCCTTGACCTTGACCCTGACCTTGTCCTTGACCTTGCCCCTGACCTTGTCCTTGTCCTTGACCTTGCCCCTGACCTTGTCCTTGACCTTGCCCCTGACCTTGTCCTTGTCCTTGACCTTGTCCTTGACCTTGTCCTTGTCCTTGACCTTGTCCTTGTCCTTGACCTTGACCTTGACCTTGTCCTTGTTCTTGTCCTTGACCTTGACCTTGTCCTTGACCCTGACCCTGACCCTGACCCTGACCTTGACCTTGCCCTTGACCTTGACCCTGACCTTGTCCTTGTCCTTGTCCTTGTCCTTGACCTTGACCTTGTCCTTGACCCTGACCCTGACCCTGACCCTGACCTTGACCTTGCCCTTGACCTTGACCCTGACCCTGACCCTGACCTTGACCTTGCCCTTGACCTTGACCCTGACCTTGCCCTTGTCCTTGACCTTGACCTTGACCTTGACCTTGCCCCGAAGCCAAATTGCTTTCAATTTGATTTAAAATATCAGAGAAACCACTTCCGTTATTAGGCATCTCTACACCATTTCCTCCTACCTGTGTAGAATGTGGGTTTTCCTGTAAAGAATTTAATAAATTATGTAATTGCTCTTCCTCTTTCTCTTGTCTATAAGTTCCTGAATAAGAAGTTTCATCTACGCTTGAAATATCATTATAAATTCTTTGGAATATTTGTGATGCTTGATATTCGTCTTTTGGTACGGGTAAACCTGCGGAAACGAACATTTTGTCAATTTCCTGTTTAGGCGTAGATTGAACAAATAAATCAACTGCTCTATCGGTAGTTACATAATTTTTGTAATCTCCAAAAGGAATTTGATTATACGCTAATAAACTCGCTAATAACTGTTTTTCTTCTTCCATTTTTTTATTAATTTACTTTTCCTCCTTTTTCAAATCTCCAATCATCTAACGAACCGTCAAACAACATCGCATCAACCAATTTAACTTGGCTTGAATTAAACACGGCGGTTGCTTTAGTTACATTTTCAACCATTTCTCCTGATTCATTTATTATCATATCGCTTGGATTATTTTCATAGTAAATAAAACCGTCATAAGTTGTATTATCTCTGATGTGCTTATTCAATTCAGGGAATTGTCTAATTACATACCAAGCCCTGAAGTTTCTTCCAATTAACTGATTATTCATAATTGCCATAGCAACATTAGGAGGTAATACGTCATATATTTTAGCAAGAGGATATAAAGTATCAATGTATTGTATAATATCTCTTAAATCAACTTCTTCAACCCCAAAAGGAGTTAAGTCAATTGGGTTTTTAACATTCACAAAACATTGTGTTAAATAATCTCCTTGTTTTTGATATGGACTGTCTGTTGAACTAAACCATTCAGCATAACTTCTGTTTTCAGCCAAATAAAGAACACCATTACTTACTTGTCTGTAAGAATATTTGATACGTTTTGCCCCGTGATACATAACGCAAGGCTTACCACTTTCGGTTAAAACTTTACTAACGTAATCATAATCTTTTGTAACTAACGCTTTTTCCCAATCCCCAAACCAATTTTTGAAATTTTCAGTATAAATTACTGTGTCTATTTCTTGTTGAGGAACTTCGTTAATCATTATCTCTCCTTTTCCAAGTTCTTTCCAATCTTCTCCTTTTTCCAATCTGTCAATTACTTTTGACAAAATATAAAAAGCACCACCGTTTTTCAATTCAGTAATTCTTGTTATTTCTTTTTGGACTTCAGTTATTTTCTTCATTAACTCAATACGCTCATACATAAAAGAACTTTCAGGAGTAAAACTCAAAGCAAGTTCGTATTCCTCTTTTACCTCTTTTAATAATTGTAAATTTTCTTCGTACTTCTTCGTATTGTATTTTTTAGATGCTTGAGAAGCAATTCCCTCTAAAACACCAACTGCTTTTTTCAAATCATCAATTTCTTGAACCGAACCTAAAGCACCGCTTACAGTAGGCGTTTGAGTCTTTTTAGAGTTTGAGAAAAATTCTGTAAAATTTAAACCTTTATTATAAACAGTAAGATTGTCCATTATATTGATTTTTTCTTCATCATCTGTTAAAAGGTCAAATGTTGTTTCTTCTGTTGCTAAACTTAATTCTCCATACTCTATTTCGTTATCAGTAAATATGCTTAATTTAACCTTGTCGTCAAATTCATCTATATTTGTAACTAAATCTTTTAAAATTTTAAAAAATTCTTCAAAATTTTCCGCAGTTTTTTGATATGCTACTGAAGTATTATTTTTTTGATTTACATATAACTTTATTTTGTTAACAACAGGTTCTTTCATAGTTGTTGAAGCAGGTAAACCAATACCTAAATCTGATGGGAATATTTCTTTATAACCATCTATTAAGTCATACTCTTTTTTAATTCCACTCCAAACTACAAAATCTTTAGGATATATAACTATATAAACATCTTGAGAATAGTCTTTATTACCAACAGAAGAGTCAATAGGAATACCAATTTCTATAAGTTTATCTATTACCTTATCTCTTAATTCAACATCATCTCCAATCCATATTCTTGTTTCTTTTAAATCGTCTTTTGATAAAGCAGGTAGATTAGTAATTTGACTTCCGCTTAAAGGAATTACGTCTTCAAAAAACTTGTCAAAATTAATACCGTCAATCCACTCTTCAGTAACAGATTTTATTTGCTCATTTGTTCTTGTGCTTGGTTTAAAGTATTTTTCTCCAATAGTAAAATAATCATTTTTCTCAAATTCATTTCCGTCATTATCTTTAGCGTAGGCTCTAATAGTAAGTTCAACATCTTTACCGTTACTATTTTTTTCAATGTCTTTTAACGATGATATGAAAGTTTGACCCGAACCTCCACCACCATAACCCGTAATGAAAGTTTGAATTTCGTTCATTCCATTTTGATTCGCCCAAAGTAGAGTAACCTGTGACGCTTCATAAGGTGCTAAATTAGAACCTTGATTTATCGGAGTAGAACTCATTTTTTTAAGACCTGAATAATCATCAAAACTTAAATTAGGATAACTTGTAATTAAAAATGTAGATATAGCATCTTTAGCATCATCTTCAGACAAAAACTCTAAAATATTTTTCCAAAAATTATCATATATGTCTATACCCTTTGCATCAGTATTATAAAAATAATAATCTTTCCCGATTGGCAAAATTGAAACCGAACTAAATTTATTATAGTCCACATACAATATTTTTAAAAAATCATATAGTTGTTTTATTGAATATTTTCTTTTAGACCCTGTATTTCCTGTACTATCGTTTTTATACCCAACTGCTACTTGAAATACTTCTTTATTGGTAGCAGGTGCTTGAGATGAAGCCGAAGTTGAAACATTAGCATTAGTAGAACTAACAAAATTTGAAAAGAATTCAGTCCAATCATAATTTTCAAAAGCACGATTCAACTCAAATATTTCTTTTAATTTTTCATATTTAGGTTCTAAACCTGCATTACGATTATAATACATAGAACTCAAAGGGTCTTTCATTTCAACTCTGATATAATCTCCACCACCATTCGGGTTAATATAAAAGTAAATTTCGTCCTGACCAACAGTTGTAGTGTCAAGATAAAGTCGTACTTTTTCAATGTCTGAAAAACTTGCTCCATTTTCAACATACAGTCTTTCAACTTTTGGTTTGGCGGAAGCGGTAGTAGTCTGTGTTGATTTTCTAATAAATTCAGAAAAATCTAATTCAGGAAAATTACCAAACTCTAACTCACTCATAAATTCTGCTTCAGCATCTTCAAAAGAATTATTCAAAACTATTTCTTTTAAACGGTCTGTAATAATAGAACTACCTACTACAAAATTACTACCTAAAGGCTGAATATTGATGAATTCTAATTTCAAGCCGTATGCTTCTTTTAATAAATTGAAAAGTTCTTCAGGCGTTTTTAATATTTTCTCCTCTAAAGACAAGCCTGTTTCTTTCCAACCAATCATTACACTTTCAACTATTGGTTTATTTTTAGTTGGCGATTTAATTCCAAATATCTCCGATTCAGTTATTTTTCTTTTAGGGCTATTATTAAAACTTTTTGGATTATTACCATAAGAAATACTTGTTTTTGTAAAATATAAATAATTAAAATTATTGTAATCAATAGTTTTTCCTCCAACATTTTCCCATTCCCAACCATCTTCAAATGCTTTCTTCTGAACCTTAACTGATAATTCAGGATTATTTGAAACATCTATTTTAGTCATAGAAAAATCAAATGGTTTTGTCGAAGTTAAAGCATTAGAAGTTGATGACGCAACACCCATATTTGTTACATCAATCCCTAAATCTGACGGAAAAATTTCTTTTCGCATTGTATCTTCATCAAATTCTTCTTTACTCTCTTTGTAAACAACAAAATCATAACCAAAAATATTTATATCTATGTTTTTATCTGCATTAGGGTTGCCATTAATATTGTCAAACGGAATTCCAATTTCTTGAAGTTTAGCAATTACCTTATCTCTTAATTCAACATTGTCGCCAATCCAAATTCTACTATTGTACAACTCTTCTTTTGTTAGAGGGGTTTTAGCAGAAGTTGAAGCAGTTGCTTGAGGTTGTGCTAAATTTGGAATTGGCAAGTCTTTTGAGATAATATCTTTCATTTTAGATAATGCCTCAAGACCTTGATAAAAAACTATTTTACGTTGATACCTTTTAGTAACCTTTTCTTCTATTAATGTTATCGCAGGAATATTAGTTGATACTTCAAAAATTCCGTTTGCTATTTTACCTGCTATAACTTTAGTTAAACATATTTGCTCTTTTATGTTTGCAAAAGTGTTTACTAACCAATCCGAACCTCTCCAATCACGAATATAAATTTGTTGTGAGAAACTACCATAAAAGTCTTTTTTAACAGGTAACAGTATAACAGGTATTTCTTGCCCCGTAGGCGTTTTAACTAATTCCTGAACTGAATTGTTTAAAATTACGGGCATTATTGTTTCAGGTTGAAGAAGTTGATTAACATTTACTCCTAAACCTTGTAATTTAGCAATCGCATTTGGGTCAAGACCTCCGCCATTAGCGAAATCACTTTCAATAATATCAACTGAATCGCCCTCTATATTTGCATCAATAGGTGTTATTCCGCCGTTATCATAACTACCTGTTTCAACAAATTTCAATAAATCAGAAAGATTTTCTATATCATCTAAATTCTTTTTATCGTTAGTCCCAAGAACATAATAGTTATAACACCAAACAAAATCACTTATTCCCTTTTTAAAAGAAGTCATAAAGTCTTGTTTACCACTAACGTTAACGGCTAAATAAGGGTGTATCTTTAAAGTTGTCGTTCTGTCTTTAGTAAAATCTGTACTTCCGTCAGGTCTAAAAGGAAAATCGTCTTGTTTGTATTTAATACTTAAAGCACCCCAACCGTATAAGTGAACAGTACCCTCTGAAATTGGATTACCATAACCCGTTGACATATAAACAGAATTTGCAAAAGCATCTGATTGTATGTAATCTAATGTTTCTTCTAAATTTTCAAACTTTTTACTTGGGAAATTTCTTGAACTGAAAACATCAAATCTTGGTTTTGATTGGTTTTTGTTTTTCTCGTAATACTCTTTATCGTATTTCAAAGAGAATAAAATATTTTCTGCCTTTTCTTGTGATACGCCTAATTTTTTTGAAATTACGCCAACCGCTTCTAACTCTTTTATTTTATCTGCTTCTTCCTTTATTCTTTGAGAAATGTATCTATTATTTCCTCTACCAACTTTAAGTTTTGCAAAATACTTTTCAGGTAAACGGAAAACTAATTCTCCATCATTAGCCAACATATCGTAATCAAGTATTGTTACGGTATTAAATTTGTCGCCAAACTCGGTACTTGCATACAACTTACCTATGTTTTTAGAATTAAATTTTGCCGAAGCGTCTTTGAGCATTTTGTAATCCTCTTCTTGTTGGTCTTCCGATACAGAATAGCCATATTTACCCCACTCCAAAGCAACACCGTAATCTATTTGGTCTTCGTCATAAATGCCTTTGTAGTGTGAATTATCGGTAAATGATAGAAATTCTTTTTCAATGTTTTTTAAATTGCCTTTAGTAACTAATCCGCCTTTAGCAAAAGCCAAACCGCTTTCCATTCCAACCATTCCGTCTGCTTCTAAATCCATAACGTCATTATAGTTATTCAAATCTCTTGCAGGAGTATCTCCTTTTTTAGATTTCTCAACCAATTCTTGTCTTTGGATATGTCCGCCCATTTTAAGCCCTGCTTTTTGAAGAATAGTGTAGTAATTAGGGTTTTCTACTAAATGGTCTTTAGCAACTCTTGTACGCTCTTTAAAATCAGCAAAGTGTTCTTTCTCTACCTCCAAGCCTTTTGCAAGTTCTTCGTTTATGTGGGTCAAAGAAACATTGTGCATTTCAGCAATTTGCTTTAATGATTTACCACTTGATAAATGACCTCCCTGTTTGAATTTACCTGATTCTTCAAATTGCTTACCCTCTTCTGTGGCATCAACAAAAATAACGTCCTCTTTTGAAAGACCTAAATCTGTTCTAACGGTATTTATCATAAAAGAGTTAAGTCCTTGTCTTTGGAAGTCGGGTCTTACCGTCATCATTTGAACGTAAAGTTTATTTTCTGCTTCACTAAAAAAACATTCAATAATACCAATTAAATGCTCCGCACCCTTATTGGCTTTTTGATATTTTTTTGTCCAAACCTGTTTTAATGGAGGCACAAAATCTTTATGAAATTGAGCGTATTTTATAGCAAACGGGAAGAACAAGAAATCAAACTCTTGGTTGTTCAATTTTTCAATAGCGTTTGGAATATCATAAACCCAAAAATAAATCTTGTTTTTTGGTAGTAAAAAATTACCTGTCTTCTCTCTATAAAACACAGATGAATATCTATCAGAGTCAAAATTTTTAGAATAGTCTTCATCTATTTCCTCAACCATTGTTTCCCCGCCTAACTTAAATTTGTTCTTTTTAGAGAACTTTGATATTTGGTTTGAGTCTTCAACATAGTAAGTTTTCATAGTTTTTCTACCCTTTGAGTAGGCATTGTTCATTCTATGATTACCGTCAATTAAAACCTCTTCGCCACTTTCTGTGAGAACAGTAATACCATTTGGTTTTCTGAAATCTATTTTGTGGTTTTCTGCATAATTTTTATCGTACACAGGATACTTCATTGGGAATGTTTCAACCTCTTTAGTTTTTAAACGAAGTTTGCCTTTTTTGATAGCATTATAGATTGCATCTACGTCATAGGTTGTATCTCCTGAAGAAAACTGTTGTTTACCTTTTTTTAAGGTAGAGTTCATACCTAAAGAGTTTGCTATGTCAGTATCTTTAACTACTTTTCCGCCTAATTTATACTCACAATCTGTTGTGTGTATTTTAGCAGGAATATCTCCACCGTTAGCAAAAGAAACTCCACCCCCTTTTTCGTTAATAGCCGAAAGGATTTCACGATTAGTCATCATTTTACCCTCAAACTCACGTTTGGTTTGGTCGCTTACGGCAGGAGCAGTAATAACTACCTCGCCACCCTGCATTTCTAAAGGCTGACCTGTTGCTTTGTTTACGGCTTTTATACCTCCGTCTTTATGTAATTTACCAACCAAGTAACCCGACATAGTTCCCTTGTCGTGAATAATTGTTTGACCTTCTTTTTTTCCAACTAAAACTCCACCCGCAGGTGTATTTTCTGCTTTTTCTTCGTTTATATTCATTTTTTATAAATCTAAAAACATTTTTAAATAATCAGGGTTTGTTGTTTGTGTTTTTCCTCCTCTACTATAATTGTTTATAGGAATTGAGGTATAAAACGTTGTATTGTCGAAACCGCATTTATGACAAACGTACATATCCCATAATTCAGAATCTTTTCTATTCCATTCCCAACCGCAGTTGATACATCTTATATCTTTACTCATTTCTCCACCATTATTATAATTAGCAACTTTATAACCTAATTCATCAATCAAGTCATCGTCTTGGCTATATCTTCCTGACTTGCTTTTACCGTTTACAATTTTGTATGTAAAGGCGTTTAATCTCGCTAATCCCCAAGCCACTCTACTGTTTGGCTTTCCGCCTGAAATAGTTGGTCTGTGAGATTTAGAATAAGCCCCCATTCCTCTACGAACAACTGCTTTAGCACTTGATAAGTTTATTTTCTTATCAGGGTGTTCAGCATTATGTTCCTTAACCTTGTTTTTTATAGCATCAACAGTCTTATCGTCAAATTTAATCAATTTTGCGCTTGATAAGTCTTTTGAAGAACTTTTTTTGTTAATGTCGCTACCTTTAACTTGGTCTTTTTTTGGTGCGGGTGTTTGTGCTATTGTACGACCACCTTTTTCGTAGTCAACTTCTATGTCCCAACAACCATAATGACCTGTGCTTAACATTTTTTCTTTTGCCTGTTTAAAAGTATATTTTCTATACTTCTTTTTATCTCTTGGATTTATATCCCCAAAATAATAATAAAGTTGCTTTGGCATTATAATTTCTCTGTTATTAGAAAAATCATAAACGTTTTCATCGTCCTCAATAAAAGCGTGTCCATATCGAAGACCCTCTATTGCACTATGTTTAACCTCTGCGTGAACTAAATAAGGCGTTCCCTTATAGTCAATATCTTTGTTTTTTATTTCTAATGCTAATTGACCTGCAACTAAATAACAATCTCCTTTTGTCTTTCCGCCTTTGGCGTATCTAATATCATCACTCCCTGAATCAAAAGTTGTATTAGTTCCGTCAGCAAGTTTTATTTGATTAGGCTCAAAAACGACATAAGTGTTTTGAATTCTTGCATTTGCTTCAATCATATTTTCTAAAATAAGACCATCATTTTTATTAAGTAGTGCTATATCAACTTTTTCAGATAAAACTTTATACCAATGTTTACCTTTAGCATCAAAAACAAATGGTTTTTTTATATTTAAAAAACACATTAATATATTTTTTTGCTCGAAAAGATTTAATAAGTTTTTATTAAATTCAACTCTTTTTTTAGATAAATCTCTAACTATTTCTAAATCAATTTCAGATTTAGTTTCAAGCCAATTACTTAATGCTTTTTCAAATTTTTTTTCAATTAATTTTGTTTCTTTTGTTTTTTTAGTTAAATCCAAAGAATAGTTTTGAGCAGTTTTCTTATCGTTTGTAAAGTAAGCACCATAATCTCTAATTCCAAATCCAAATTCATCTTCTTTTATTCTATCTACCATTTCAAAAATAGTAAAATCTTTTGTTGTCCCGTGATAAACAACTAACGGCTCTCCGTTTTCGTCAACAACTTTACTCGCATTAGCAGGGTCGTTTTCCCAATCCCCAAACCATTTTTTAAACGCAGGAGTACGAACTAATTCGTACTGCGTAGCATTTAGATTACTTGGTTTTCCGTTAGGTGCTAATAACCCCCCTTTTTCAAATCGAATATCATCACTCCCTGAATCAAAAGTTGCATTAGTTCCGTCAGCGTTTTTTATTTGATTTGAATTAGAAACCATATATATATTTCCGCAATATTTATATTTGTTTTTAATATAGTCATCTACGGAAATTTCTTCAGAAGTATCTATAATATCTTCTACAATTATTCCATCAGTATTTTGTGGTACAAAAATGTCATAAAAATAAGATGATTCGTTTTTGTTTACAGCCCACCACAAAGCAGAATCTAACTTGTTTATATACCTTTCAACATCATTAAATTGAGAGCAATTAGCGTTCCAATTTACGGGTCTTTTTATATTTATAAAACAAGACAAAACATCATTTCCGTAAGTTTCCGCTACTATTTTTTTGTCTGTAAAATAATGAGCAGTTACTTCATTGCTAAATTCATTTATTGCAACATAACTTCCGTGATAAACAACCAAAGGCTCTCCGTTCTCGTCAACAACTTTACTCGAATTAGCAGGGTCGTTTTCCCAATCCCCAAACCATTTTTTAAACGCAGGAGTACGAACTAATTCGTACTGCGTAGCATTAAGGTTGCTTGGTTTTCCGTTAGGTGCTAATAACTTGTTGCTCATATTCTTATTTACCTAAAAACATTCTTAAATAGTCAGGCACTCCGCTTTCAGTAGCACCGCCCTGTTCCATTTTGCTTTGTTTTTCTAACTCTGCAATAGGAACTCCTAATTTTGAGTAAGCACGGCGTTTAGGCAATCTCATTCCTCCACGCTCAATTACTTTGTAATCTCCGCCTGAACCGTCAACAACCATATATCCGTCTGCTTTGTCTTTTAATTCGTTAAGTGCGCTTTTGCCCCTTGTAAAGAAATCATCTATTACCGCCAAAGGGACAAAACGACCACTCTTCTTGTACCTTTCTAAAGCACGTTTTTTAATAACTTCCTCGTCAACTTTGTCTATGTAAACAATGAAAACTTTATACCCTAATTTTTTTAAAAGTGCTATAAGCGGATAATAACTCTTGGTGCTATTCATAGTTCCGTCATAAATAACATCGTATTTACAAGGAATACCAATAGTTCTATCACTCAAAAGCGTATTAACAATATCTTTGGTTTCTTGATGTGTTTGAGTTGCGTTCCAACCTTTGTATTCAGGAAGTTTTGCTCTAATCTCGTCTGCATCAACTTTTAAAATTTCTTCTTTAAGTAAGTAAGGAGCGTATTTTCTCAAGAATGTACTTTTACCACTTGCAGGAGAACCGCCCATAAGGATTGCGATTGGTTCGTCATTTTGAATACAAATCAAGTCTGCCTTGAATGAATCCATTATTTTTGCGTGAAGTTTTTTTCTTTCAGGGTAGTAATCTCCTGTTGTTTTGCTTGTATTTAAGTCTTTTGTTTGAGGTAGGTTTTCCGCATATTCGGTAAGAACTTCAATTGCTCTTTCATCTATACGTCTTTCTCCGTCATTATCGTAGATTTCTTTTCTAATTTTTAAAGGGATTGACTTATCAACCTTTCCGCCCTCTGCGTAGTAATCCGAATAGTCTATATGATTGTGTTTCATTGTCTTAAAGATTAAAGTACAAATATAATAAATGGAAACGAAACTACAAAATCTTATTATAAATAATAATTATTTAGGGTTTTCGTTAAACTAATAATTTTTAATAAATTTTTCGTAATGAAATTTTAACTAAAAAATATTTTGTAAATGTAAAAATTTTTTGTTTACATTTGTGTCAATTATTAATAATTAAATAAAAATATTATGAACGGTTTATTAGACATCAAAAGCCCAAATTGGTTAGGTGGAAACAACGTACACAATACATTAATCCTTTTAGGGGTTGTTGCTATTGCTTGGAAAGTTGGAGTATTCAAAAGAGCGTAATCTCTTACCAATTTAAAAAAAAAGCCACTCTAAACAGGGTGGCTTCTTTATTTTATATAAGATTTATTTTTTTTAGTTGTTCCAAGTAATATACTTGACTAAAGCCATTTGAGCATCTACAACTTTATTGAAAGCGTTGGTTCTAAAAACATTTGCTTCCCAACTTGACATCGCTTTTCCTCCGTCAGTTTTTTCCGCTTCAACTTCTTTTAGCAAATCTAAAGCATCTGCCATTAACCTTTTTGCTCTGTTTACTTTTTCATCGCCTGATGGATTAAACGTTAATCCAACCGCTTTTTCTCCGAAAGTTAATTCTCTTTCAACTTGATTTTCCATAATAATTTTAGCACTTATCCTTGCAATCGGGTTCTTGGTTTATTTATTAAGCAATCCTATAACCTGTATAGTCGCACTTTTCACTTGAACAACCAACATTCTTTTTTGGTGGCATAGAAGTCAAGGTAACATTAGGTTGTGTGTCAAGTAATTCTTCTCCGCATTTCGGACAAGCAATTCCATTTGGAATAGGTTTTGGATTCAACATTCCTAAATGAAAAGTTGAAGTCGTACTATTGTGTTGGTCTAAACTAATTAATTTTTTTGCCATAATAATTTATTTTGCAAGTTTATCAATTTTTACTTTGAATTGCTTCGCAACGTTTTCCCAAGTCATACCTTTGACTTTATCATAAGCCCTTTGTATTTTTTCGGCAACCATAATTTGCAACTCTTCCTCGTCATTAATTAAGTTATAAGCAACACCTAACAAAGTATTTACTTCGTTTGGATTACAAGTGTATCTAATTTTCTCAAAGTCATTTACAAATACGTTAGTTTGCAAAAACATAAAATTAAGAGTCAAGTCGCCATTATTGGTTATTTCTGTTAAAGAAGTATGTTTAGGGCAAATTACTAATGTTTTTGTAGCCATAGCCTCTGTAACTGTAAGACCCCAACCCTCTGCGGTAGTAGTGGTAATAAAGCAGTTAAAAGCATTGTAAATTCTATTTAGTTGAGCATTATCACAACCTTTGTTTTCAGAAAAATCTTTTGGAAAAAGAACATCTACACCAACTCTTAAACCTACTCTTTCGCAAAGACGGTAAACATTAATACCTGACGGGTCTAACGGGTTGCAATGTAAGTATAATGCAGATTTTACTTGATTTTTATGCTTAAATATCGAAAACCCTAAAATCAAACTCGCCAAATCTTTTCTTGCAGAGTTTCTATTTATACTACCGAACAAATAAGTTTCGGCATCTCCTGCTTCTCCTAAAATCTCTAATTTTGCTTCAAGTTTCTCTTCATTTGTCAAAGGGTAAAACTCTTTAGCATTACACCCGTGAGGAATAACTCTAATCTTTTTTGCGTTTGCCTTTGTGGTTAATGGAATCAAAACATTTTTAGCGTATTCCGTATAGGTAATTACTTCGTCAAAGAAGTCTAATATTTTTAAATCAACAGGTCTTGGTTCGCTATCAATAGGGAAATAAACCATTGACTTAAAATTCTTTCTGTTTTCTTTTCTCTTTTCGTTTCTTACATTTAAAAAATGCTCTCCCATTTCGTTGAAAATTTCAATGTCATTCAAACAGAATACAACATCGAAATCGTTTTGGTAAATGGTTTTTAGAAATTCTATTCGGCAGTAAACATCTTGCTTTGATTCGGAAATTGTCATAGCAGGAAGTACCTTAACATTTTCTTTATAATCATAAGGGGCTTCTGCAAAGTTGTTAATTGCAAAAACTACAATTCGTAAATTTTTGTCTTTTGACCAATGGTCGATAAGTTCTTTAGATACGTTTCCGAACCCTGTTGTGCAACCAAAATCCCCGAAGAAAAGTAGGTTGGTAATTTTTTGTGGTTTTGTAGCCATTTTTATTATTTTAGTGAATCAACAATAGCACAAAAAAGTGCGTCTTTTTTCTTTTGGAATTCAGGTAGTTCTTCAAAAGGAACAATGCAAGGGTGCGTTTTGGCTTCGGCATCTTTAACCTTGCCATAAACCCAACCGTCATTTACTTTTTCTTCTAACCAAGAATTGTGTTGCGCATCGTGTCCTGCGCTTGGATTTTTCAATCTAAACTCTACACCTTTAATTGCACTTTGGCGTTGCCAACCCTCTGCACCGTGCCAATCTTTTTGTGTTCTATCATCATTTGCTTCACACCAAGCCTTGTTTGCTTGATGACATACAAAAGCAATTTGCATTACCTCCAAAGACGGAGTTGATTTAATTGTTTCATTCATAATATTGTTATTTAAAGTTTCTTGAATACAAAGATAGGCATTTAAACTTTTCGCCCATTTATTTTTACCCACAAAATTCCGTCTTTCAAAATTAGTACATCGCTATACGAAGTACATTTAAAAGCCAAATCTGTGTGTTTTCCCATATCCCCTACATTTGGTCTTAATTCCTGAAACAAACTACCTTGTTTCTCCACCTTAATTAACCAATCTCCGTCATAGGTAATAGTGCCTTTTGTTTCGTCTGAACATTCAAAAGTAATTCCTCTTTTGGCAAGTGTATAGTTGCCGTACTCTGCTTGTATCTGACCGTCAATTTCTACTAAATCATCAGATGAACCATAAATAATTGTGTGAGTTTTTTCCATTTTTTTATTTGTTGTTATTTTGGTATTCCGTAACCTATAATTGCTTTTTTAACATCAAGTACGGTATAAAAATACCCTGCTCTTTCTGTCAATTTAATTGCCTCCGCTCTTGTTTCGACAAATTTAGTTTGTCCATTCCCTACTAATTTAGTAACCTCAAATCCTGTGTCTGTAAACATTCTTTCCATATTTAATGATTTTCTTTATCGTGTATGCAAGTTACTTGTCTTATAACGTAACTTTTTAAATTTTCTTTTTTACATTTTTCTGCTATTCTGTCCCATAAATCTCCGTCACTTGGAAAATACCTACCCTCTTCAGCCCATAAATCTCTGTAAGGTAAATGTATCTGTTCTAAATCAATATAAACCGAACTGTGTATTAACTGACAATATGCGGGATAGTATTCAACAATCTGTCCGTCAACTTCCATTGCAGGAAATACGGGATTATCTAAATACCTGCTTAATGTGTAAATGAAAGCAGGGTTGTTTTTTTCTACTATGGCATTTGCTATTAACTCTAAATGATTCGGAAGCCAAAGGTCATCGTGGTCTAAATGACAAACTTTGGTAATTCCGTGTGCTTTAGCCAAATTATTGGCGTGATTAATTGCGTTTGCTCCGCCACAATTCCAAAGAGCCGTATTATTAACTCCTAAATACTTATCTCTTTCGTGAGCAAAAGACAGGTTCTCGTAAACAATCTTTTCAGGTATTTCTATGAAGCCGTTTATAATATCTTCAAATTCCTGATTATCCTCATACTTGTCGCCAACGATAAATATTTTAAAATCTTGGTACGACTGATTTATGATGCTCTGAATTGCTTTAGCAAGAAAAATTGGTGTTTGTCCGTCAGCCCTTTGATATGTGTGTATTGTAACCCCTAATGTCATTACTTAACTCTTTTTATTACATAACAGTTTCCGTCTTTCAATTCGCTTGGGTAAGCCTCTAAATGATTTTCAAAAGTTCCTATGATTTCAAAATCAACAAGATTTGGCAATATGATTTCGTCCAATGCTTTTTTAACGTCAGGGCTATGAACGTCATCATAATAGTCATCGAACACAATATACCCTCCAACATTAACTAAATCTTTATACAAATTAAAGTCGTTCAAAACTCCTTCAAGACTATGGTCGCCGTCAATAAACAATATGTCAATCTTATCAGAATAACCTAAAATTTTAGAATTATTTAATGTTTCAATAACTCTGTCTTTTGTTTCTTGAATTTGAGAGTTTCCCTGAATATATTTATAATAATTATTATTATTTTTATATTCTATAATATTCTCAAAAACTACCGCTTTAGGAATTGGTTCTCCCAAGTCAACACTAATGATTGTAGTGTTTAATCTTTGTAGCATAAGGCAAGAACTTCCCCCTGCATAAGAGCCAATTTCAACGTAGTTAATTTTCTTATCGCCAAAGGTAGATGCGATGTCAAAAAGTATGTGATAATGGTGGTGGAATGTCGCTACATCATTAGCGATTTGCCTTACCATATCCAAAGAATGTTGTGTAATTTTAATGTCCATTTTTTTAATTTTTATTCTGCGTTCTTTACATCGTTTACGGTAATCTCGATAGTTCTCCTGAATTTTAAATATTTTATTTTTTTATTTAAAATAGTTACTTTCTTATCCCTTAATTTTATAATACTATCAAGGTAAGTTATTGAAGACTCTTTCTTTAAAATTAGGTTTTTAAGTTGCCTTGTAACTTCTTGATATTCTTTTAAATTTTCATCAATAGTATTAATTTGTTCTAATTGAACAATACTCAATTCTTGTAACCATTTAAAATTTTCTTTGGAAAACTTCATCTCTGAAATTGTTTTTGATGTAACTAATTCGCTTTTTGTTTCTTGATGTGGCATAATTTTTTTAGTTTAGTATTAATCTTGGTTTTTTTTATAAAATCTTTTATCAGCGGGTAAGTACCATTCGTATAGTGAAGACGGAACTCTTGAATCAAATCCTAACAACTGCTTCATATCGTCTGAAAAATTGTACATCATTTCAGTTTCTATGCTTTTAGTATAATCGAACATTTGTTTAATACAAGATTTAGAAAAAGTCATAGGTATTGCTCTACGGCTTTCATTAGTATTGTTCGGTGCTGAACAATGCCAAATGTTTGAGTTGAACAAAAGAATATCTCCTTTTTTACCTACTGCTCTAATACAATCTGCTATAAATGAAAAGTCAGTTGGTTTTTCTTCAATTTTGTGAGAGTTAGGCAACAACATAGTAGCACCGTTTTCAACAGTAAAATCATCAAGCAATACTAATCCGTTTAACATAATAGGCAAGTCTTTTGAAAAGAACTTTATATCCCTATGTACTATCGCTGAAAAATTAGGGCTATTAGGTTTATTGTCTAATGCACTAATGGAATTTAAAATAAATTTACTTTCAAAAAAGTTGTTTTCTATATCCTTGATAATACCTAATTCTAATAATTTTTCCAACAATTTTATGTAAGCAAAATCATCATTAAAAACATTCAAAGCAACCCCGTCTGAATTAATTTCGTTTTTAAGTGCAATCTGTATATCTCTATGCTTTACAAATGATACACTAACTGCGTTTCTTAACTCTTCAACTAAAGCGTCATCAATCTGATTTCTTAAAAAACAAATACCTGTTTCTTTTAATTCTTTGTACATATTTTCTACTTTAAAAATTTTTCTCCCATTAGCCTTGCCCTTACTTTGTTTATTGGATTACCGTGAGCCAATACGTTATTTGGAATATCTTTTAAAACTAAACTTCCCGAACCTATTACTGAATTTTCGCCAATCTTTAATCGGTCTAATATTGTAACTCCTAAAGTAATCGCTGAAAACTTTCCTATTGTAACATATCCACCCATTACTGAACCTGCTGATACACTCGCATAGTCTTCAATGATACAATCGTGTTCAATTTGACAACCTGTTGCGAAAAAAGTAAAATTTCCGATTTTAGCCAAAGGGTTTACAATAACCCCCGCCATCATAACTACTCCAAATCCTAACTCAACGTTTTTACCCATAATTACAGACGGGTGTATAGCGTTAACAAATTCAAAACTCGGCATTTGTTTTATTATTGCATTATAAACTATTGACCGTGACCAATTATCTCCAATGGTAATTAATCCTGCATCTATTTTATGTTCTTCAACAATACCGATTAAATCATCTTGCCTCCCTAAAACATTATAGCCATATCTATCTGTACCGATTGGGTGTACGGAGTCAATTATTCCTGCAATTTCGTACTTGTTTTCTTTTTCAATTATGTCAATTGTGTAATGAACTTGATTTCCTCCGCCAAATAGTAAAATTCTTTTTTTATGATTTTCCATTATTTCCAAATTTTAAATTTACTCAAATCAGGATAAGGCAATTCCAAATCTTCGTTTTGTTTTTTACTTCCGTCAGCATTATAAAATTGCGCAATAAGCAACAAGCCTCTTGCAGACAATTCGGGCATCATATAGAAGTTCCAACCAATAACAGGATTATCGTCAAAATCGTCTTCGTGATAACTACATTCACTTCTTCCGCTAAAACGGGCTTTTTTCAGCCATTTGTAGGCATCTAAATCATCTAACAATATTGCACCGCCTTTTGATAGTTTAAAGTGCTTGTAAGCCCCCGTAAAAGAAACGCACATCATTGATTCAGGAATGTACATATCAGCAGTAAACCTTAATGCGCTATCCCAAACATTACTTGGTGTTAATTGATACGCCCCTTTTATGGTTTCGCCCTCTACTTTTGTAAAGTTTACTTGCGCTCCTGCGTGAATTACTTCGCAAGGTACAGACGGATAAGTTCTTTGAGGAACATCTATAACCTCAACGTAATTGAAATTTGATTTATGTTCTTTTTTTCTTTTCTGAATCCAATAATACAAACACAAAAATAATGCGTTGCTTTGATTATCTACGCAAAGGACATAAGGCGCACCTGTATATCTTGCTAATTCTTTTTCAAAATCTTCCGTTATTTTATGTACACCTTGCGCCATAATCTATGCTTTTAAAATATAATTTCCTCTTAATTTAACCAAGCAACCTAATACCCTCTCAAGTTGATGCGCTATTGAACCGTCCCCAATGTAGCCGTCTTGAAATTCTTTGTAAAATCTATCGTAAATACTATTTGATACAAACCAATCCATAATCAAATTAAAATTAGCCATAAACATTGTTCCTGCAACAAATTCGTATTCATTAAAAGTTATTTGTTCTTTGAAGAACTGTTGCTCATACCCTAATACGTTTTGATTTTGAATCCAAGCAGAACTACCGACCATAGTGTGATTAGAACCTACACAAGAAAAATATCCATTTTGTAATTTTGGGAGCGAACCTAACAAGGCATCTGTTAATTGATTTCTCCAACGCTCTCCAAGTTCGTAACTGTGAGCCAAACTTTTTTTACTGTGAAGTTTTATCATCACATCGTATGTTCGTCTTCTTAAAAAAATATCATTCATAACATAAATAAAAGGCGCAACGTCCATTCCTCTGTTAGGTAAAGAATAAATAAATGCTTCGGGGAACTCCGAAATAATCGCATCGTGAATATCTGTAAACAGACCTGAATTACCATCTGTTATGGTAACATACAAATCAATGTCAGTATCAATGTTTTTTAAATAAGGTAAAAAATAACCCCATAAATCAACATAATATAAATGTAAGATTACGCAAACTTTTTTATGTCTATGTTCCATAGCGATTTATTTTATTGGAATATATCTCCGTGAATTTGGTCAACCTTTCTTTGTTCTTCAGTTCTTTTGGATAAATCTACTATCTCAACCCATTTTTTCCCGTCAAATAATGTATCGTGCCTCATATCTTCAAAACAAACTCTTTCGTGTTTAGGTTTTCGATATGCTTTTACTTGTCCATTTACTACTTCAAAATAACTCCCCTCTACATAGTCTATGGCGTGAGCAACATACCTAATAGGAGTACCTGCTCTATACCCTCTATCTCTTGCTTCTTTAATTAAATCTTTATTATCCATATTTTGTTGCTATACGTTGTGTTTACAAAACTTTGAAATTTGATTTATGTAATTATCAAATCCAACAAATTTAATAATGTTAAAGTACATTTTTAGGTCTTTGAACATACCTTTAAAAAATTTGAACTTTTTATATTTATAATTATTAACCGCAGAACTTGGCGACCAAAAACATTTCTTTTGAAGATTATTTTTTAAGAAGTATTGATTAGTTGCGACTTCTAACTGATAACCCTTTACACCTGACTGAATTATTTTTACTAAATCCTTTTTTCGCAATATTCTTTCTCCTGACAACAAAGTATCAGCCCTGATTATTTTTGGAAAAAAACTTACGTTTACTCGTCTTAAAATAAGCATATTTAAACCAAGTAAATCATATTTCGCTATTGCTTGGCTTATTTCTTGATTGTCTAAATTTTTTAAATCAGAATCGCATAAAAAAACATTTCCGTCAGGAACGTAATTTAAAGCGTGATGAATAGCAAAAGTTTTACCAAAATTATTTTGCAATCTCTTAATCAAAATATTTGGTCTATTGATAAAAATAGTTTTTAAAATCTCATAAGTTTCGATGCTTTTAGAACCGTCATCTACAATAACTACTAAATCTATTTCTTTTACTTTTAAAACTTCTCTTACGTTTGAAACTACGCTTTCAAAACACTCATTGTAAAAAGGAATTACACAAGTAAATTTACTTTTTTCCGTAACACTTCCCATTAATTATTGATTAAAGGGAGTTGAAAATGTTTCTTGAGTTGGTTGACCTCCCCATTTAGAGATATAATACTGTCTATTTTTTTCAAACCCATTATTTAATTCAGGGGTTTTTTGAATAGTCATACTATTTCTGTAAATAACAGGGTTTAACATAGCGTTAGTTGTGATAGTAACACCTGCTAACAACATACGGCGAAAATAATCATTGTCTTCAAAATAAGCAGGGAAAAAGTTTTCGTCAAATTTTCCAACCTTTAAGTAGGCATCTACCGATAGTATAAAACTGCACCAATTAAGTTCGGTGCATAAAAATTCAGGTTTCCATAGTCTAATTATAGCGTTTATTTCCTCTTCGGATTTACCTAAATAAATATCATCATTAAGCATTAAGACGTGAGTCCCCTTAACTTTTTCAGCATAGTCCATAATCATATTCCAACTTCCTGAAACTCCTAAATTGTTTTCAGGTTTATAAATTACAAAATTTCTTTCTCTTGTAATTATTTCTTGTTTTCCGTTGTCACAGATTACGATTTCTGTGTTTTTAAAATCTTCAAAGTAGTTAGCCAACGCTTCATTTAAAAGGTCGGCTCTGTTGATTGTTGGGATTCCGATAATAAGTTTCATTGGTGTTTTTTTTTGTTGTTATTTTACATTATCAATCATCTGCAAAACATCTTTTAATTTTGCATTAGTTTCGTTTATTTTCTTGATTTTCATTAACCTAATGTAGTAAAGAGTAGATGCAAAAACTGCTAAAAAACCCGCACCAATTAGACTATATTTTAATACTTTATTTTTCATCTTATTTTGCTTTAATTAAACAACTTTTCCGATTGGAATTTTGTTTTGGATTCTTTTAATATTGCCTCTAATTATATCTACATATTTAGTTGGGCTTAAAGAAGCATAACCTGCTTCAACAATCATTCTAATTTGTTCTTCAGGAGTTTTTGCATTTAACCTTGCTTTTTCATAACGAGGTTTCATTAAAGTTTCAATATGATTTTTAACACCGTCTAAAGCGGTTGGGAATTTCGCAAATTTAGCGGTTACAGTAATAGTTTTTCCTTTAACAACTTCTTTGGTGTTTGTTTCAAAAAATGCAGGGTGTAAAGACGCTATGTATTTTACTCCCGCAAAATTATTTGCTTTTGAAGCAAGAGTGCTTTTGCCATATCCTGATTCTGCAATTGATTGAGCAACTACACCTGCAAAAAACAAATTTGTTCCCTTTATAGCATCAGCAAATGCAGTACCGAATTTATATAAAAAATATCTAACTTTTGTATCAACATCAACAAAAGAAAACTGACTACTATTCATAGCGTCTATAATGGCAACCAATTCGTCATTGGTCATTTTGTCATAATCACTTTTTGTTCTATTTGCCATAATAATTAATTTTAAAAAACAAATATAGTAATTTTTTTATTTCCAACATATTAAACCATTTCTAAAACTTCAGAAACTACCTCAACCATACTTTCGTTTGGTTTTAATTTTCTAAATCTCCATTCTGCAAAAGCAGGTTCTTGAAATTTACAAATCAACTTAATAAAAATAACAGGGTTGTCAATTTCTTCAAGCAACACGCCCGTTGCAATACCTCTATTAGTGTTTATTGCTCTGATAGTGTATTCTTGGTCTTTAGTTACCCAATTAGGTACGGTTCTTTTTATTTCTTCAACCGCTTCAGGTTTAATTGATGAGTCTATGCAAATAACTCTATCTCCTACATTAAAGTCCATAATTTATTTTTTTAATATTTTTCTCAATAAGCCATTTTGGAGCAGTCAAAAAATATGTTGGTAAATTTTTAGTTCTGTCGATTGGCTCTACTTTTTCAATTGTACATAGGCTTTTAGGAAACCATTGTAAATTACTTGCCGAAGTATTTAGCCCGTTTTCATTAAAAACTAAATCTACCAAAACACCAATTGATTTTTCACTTTCTCTTGGAGAAGAAACTTGTACTCTAACTAAATCTTTTGACACGTCTGTTTTTTTAAAATTCTTTAATTGTGTTTTTAATTCTTCTATACTGTTTGCATCGTTTAAATGAATGTTGTCAATTTCGTAAGTGTCAGTAAAGATAGTGAGTTCTGTTCCATCAAGTCTTGTTCTTTTTGAACCTTTTTCGTAAAAATTTCTTTTAGAAACAAACCTATCTTTATCAATCCAACCGCAGATTGTTAGTTCTTTTTTAATTTTATTAAAACTACAAAATATGTAAATTTCTGTTTTAAAATAATCTTGAAGTTTTACAAAATTATTAGTGTATGAGGGTCTAACATCGGTATTTCTTCCCATCGTTTTAACATCAATAGTTTTATTGTCAAAAACTAAATCTACCCCATCGTCAAAACCCGTACTTCCGTCAACGAAATCTAATCCAAATAGTTGCATAACAACGCTCTGACCAATAATTCCTGTTAGTTGTTGTTCTTTGTTTCCATTGGCATCAATTCTCTTTCCAAAATTAAACTTTTCAATTTGGTCAATGCAATGTAATTCTACTTGTTCTGTTACTTTTATCGTAATCATTTAATTAGTTTGTGATTATCCGAATATTTCTCCTGTTTCCATATCAATAGTCATCTGTGGAGATTTTTTTGCAATTACCTGTATTTTTTCTATAATAGCACTTGTGAAGTATTTGTCTTGCCATTTTTTAGATTTGATGTAATATTCAATCTTTACGGCATCGCCTTTTTCCATATTTACTTGTTGAATAAGGACTTTGATTTCTCTATAAGCCGTAAAAGCGATAGGGAAGTAAGAATCGTTTTTCTTAACCCTAATTACAACCTGAACAACCGTATCAGTTGCAGGAATTATATCTAATATGACACCTTTACAAACCATAATAATAATTATTCTTTGTAAAAATAAATATTATTTCTAATATAAAAGCATTTCATAAGTTAATTTTTTCAACATATCTTGTAAGTCCATAATATCTAACCAAGCATTAGCAACATATCTCCTCGCACCCCTCCTAACAATTTCCTCTTTTTTTGTAGCGGTAAAGTTTACGTCATTAATCATTTTTTTAAGGTTTCCTCTTTTAGAATCACTTACTGCTTCACTAAATTGGCTTTCGCCACTTAACATTGCTTTATCAATCAAAACCTTATCCATATTTAAGAGTTTATTGTGCCTTACAAAATTATAGATAACCTCTCCCGTATCGCCGTAAAACTCTCCTTTTTCAACTGTGTTTTTAGCATCAATAAGTAATTCTCTAAAGTTTTTTAAACGCTCTTCTTTAGACATCGGAGGTTTGTTTTCCTGTTCTAATTTTGTGATTTTTTCTCTGATTCCAAAGCATACACCATTTTTATAACTCTCATACGCTTTAAGGACTTTTGAAACATAAATCATAGTCAGTTTTCCATAATGCTCGGCATCTGTTTCGAGCAAGTCTGAATCAATCGAAACAAGTCTTACACAAACCTTTAAGTCAAATATGTTTATGTTTGGGAAGTTCTCCCTAATAAAAGAATTAAGAGCGACTAAATCCTGCGCTATAACGGTAATACCCAAAGCATATCCCCATTGAGCAATAGCCTGTGTAATTTCTTTCATTTCTGCTTTATCAGAATTTGAAATTTGTTTTAATTTTCTTTCAGTCTGCTTCTTATTGTAGATTAAAATATCGTTTTGACTTGCTTTTGGTAAAGCACCAACCACAATATTATCCTTGACTATTAAAGAATTCTGTTGCGAGATTAACTTGGTCATAAGTGTTTTTTAAATTTGAGTTTGGCGCATTTGAAACTATATTTTCATTTAGATACGATTCAAACTTGTTGGAAAATAAGGTTTCGGGTCTTAAAAATTGTTCCATTTTAGAACCCAACCAATTAGTGCTTTTTACTGATATTACTTGTCTAAAATCATCAATGTTAAATCCGTCATTTAGCCTTTGAGTTATAAACTTTCTATTGATTACAGAGTTAGTTTTATAGTTCTTGCCTGTTGCTTGATTTAAAAAGTTAATTATATCTTCGTAAACCTCATTTGGATATGAAGTTTCTGTGGCTTTTTTTCTTGTTGCTTTTGGCTTTTCAACTATTGGCTCTGCCTCAATTGGTACTGCCTGAATAGTTTCTATTTTTGGCTCTTTCAAATTAGCCGTTTTTGAAATATATTCATCATAACGCTCTTCTTTTATAGACAAAACAAGTTCTCTATAATTTTTACTTAAAGTGTACATTTTAACATAATTTGGAAAAACACTCACTCCGTAATTAATAATTCGGTAATAAGTAGTTTTAGGTATGTCAAGAGGCACATTAAGTTTTATAATTATAGTTTCTTCTTTGTGAAACTGAAGTATTATAGGAAGCCATATCTTATAATAGATACCTCCCATTTTTTTTATATCGTTAATGAAGTCAATTATTTCCATTAGTCAACAATATCGTCAATTGGAACGTTTAGAGCATTGCAAATCAAAATGGCGGTATTTATATTATAATTTTTTCTTTTGCCATTTACAATCTCGTTAAGAATATACATAGAAACAGATTTACCATTATTCGCTTCGATTATCAAATTATATAAATCTTTTTGGGTCATAGACCTGTCAAGAAGTATTTTATACAACTTGGTTACTTCTACCTGTATTTTTTGCATTTTTTAAATATTTAATGTTTTTAGTGCTTCTTCAAATTTTTTCTCTGAAAAAGTTTCGTTATAAATATCAACAAAAGTATGATTCCCTTTTTCAGATAGGAAATTTAAAATCTTGTATTGGATTTCGTGTTTTGTTGCTTTTTTTGTTTTAGTCGATAAGACTTCGCTGAAATAATCTACGGATTGTAAAGTTACACTTTTAATCTGTTCCATATTATTTTTTTGAAATTAATCTGTAATTAGTGACCTCGATTTTTTGACCAAGTTCGTTGTGTAAACCAACTTTATCAGTTTTAATTTTAAGACCGTCTTTTCTTAATTGCCAAATAAAATTGTGCAAACTTTTTACCTTGAACGTTTGCTCACAAGTAAGAACGTCAAGAGAACCGTACTTAATTAAATATTCTTTAATATCAGTATAAGTTTTTTGACCAATTACTCGTCTATTCCTTTTCTTTTTTTGTTTTTCAACGGGATTTACTTCTTCGGTAACTTTTACCTCTTCGGGAACTTTTACTTCTTCTTTTGGTTTTACTTCTTTACCAAGATAAATCGCACCTGCTACTTGTTTTTTCTTTTTGTGAACCACTTTTAATTTAGGTTCATTTACTTCTAAAATTTCGGTAGTTTGTTCTTTTTTTGATTTACCGAATATCATATTCCAAATGTTGCTAAAAATTCCCATAATGATTGATTTTAATATGTTATTTAATTATTTTGAACAGTCAACTTCAATTACTTTTTGCATAGTATATGCTCTTATGAAATAGTCTTTTTGGTCTTGTTTTAAAACCGTAGTTAGACTTTCATAACTATATCCGTTGCTAAATCTTATTGAAGACATTTTTTTAGTAGATAGTTCTTTTAAATCATTATCAGTTAGATTAAAATAAACATTGCCCTCGCAATTAAATTTGTTCCAAGAAGTTAAAGTTATTTTTGTATCATCTTCAAATAATATAATCAACGTATCTTTTTCATCGCAAGACCCAATGTTTACGTTTTTACATAAAAAACCATTGTTTATCATAGTTCCGTTATCCGCTCTGAAACTTGGAATAACCGTAAAACCTTTGGTCTTTTCAGGGTTGGCGCAAATTAATTTTTTTTGAGAAAAGAAATACTCTTTGTCAGTCATTTTATCCTTACAATGTTCAATTATAAAAGGAGTTGTTGTTTGAGAAAATGCGCTTAAAGAAATAAGCAATACAAAATTTAATAATAATTTTTTCATAGTTTTTGTTTTTAAATGTTAATTGTTTTTTTGTTTGTTGGATTTATCAATATGAACGTAAGCGAAATGGGTTAATCCGAAACCAATTCCACTTATAAGGCAAACTTTGATAAAATTATTAAAATCAGGGTATAGTAAATACCCGTTAATAAAATAATCAAATAGGACTATTAAGAAGACAATACTTGCCGAAAATAATATCCCAAAAAAGTAGTGATAAAAGATTGTTTTTAAAGTTTCCATAGTGTTTGTTTTTAGTTCGTCAAACTTACATATTATTATTTAGAATATCAAATATTTTTAATATTATTTATTATTATAAATATATTTTTAAAAACTATCTTACTTCTTCTATTTCTTTAAGAGCCTTATTGACCAAATCTCTTAAATTTTGAGGGACGATAAAATATAAAACTGATTCCAAAGCGGTCTTTGCAATTCCGTATCGAATTCTCAAAACTTCGTATTCAGATTTTTTAATGCTTATGTAATCCTCTTCAGTATCATCTACTATTTCCCTTTTAACGATTGTAGGCTCAACCTGTTCAGTAGGCGTTTGTTCAATCTTTATGATTGTTTTTAAATCCTCTATCTGTTTTTGGCTTTCCTCGTTCTGTTTTTTCAGGTTTTCATTTTCTTTGGCAATTCTCTCTCTCTCTATCAAATATTCGTTTTTTCGCAAAACTAAATTTTTCATAAGTTCTTCAAAAGCAACTGCATCAGTTTCGGTAGTAAGAATTAAGTCCTTTTCTGTGTAATAGAACTGTCTATATTCTGCTAACTGCAAACTTCTTTCTTGGAATAATTTTACCTTTTTTTCATTTTCAAAAATTTCATCTTGTAACCTTTTTTCTTCGGCTTTTTTGTTTTCTAAAGACACTATTGCACCATTCAAAATAGTAGCAAAAGCATCGTCAGTAATTAAATCTAATTGGATTGAGTTTGGGTCAATAACTTCAAGATACGGCTGAAGTAAAATAGTTCGCTCTTCTTTAAGTTTAATACGTTTGTTTTGCTCTTGTATTTCTACAAACTTTTCTTGTAATTCCAAGTGTTTTTCAGCGGGTTCTATAAGACCTGTTAAATACTTTGCCACACTATCAATTAGCCTACCCTCATTTAAGGATTGCTCTTTTAAAGATTTTCTTACTTTCTCTACTTCAATACGCTTTGATTTAAGAAGCAATCTACCCTCTCTTGCTTCAGACATTAAGCCTTTTTGCGTTTCATCACTTACAACTATTGCGTTTGCTTTTTCTGACCACTCTTCTATTGATTGAGTAAATTCCTGAAACTTCTCTTTGATGTAATCTGCTTTTGTTTTTTCGATTACTCCTGTTCCGATTAATTCGTCTATTTTATTGCTCATCTTGTTTATTTTTTGTTAGATTAATTCTTTTGTTAGCGTTTTCATAATTTTCAGGGTTTAATTCACTACCTATCCAATTCAATCCATTCTTTTTACAAACTACCGCAGTTGTTCCGCTACCCATAAAACTATCGTAAACCAATTCATCTCCTTTTGTGGTAATTTTTAAAATCCTTTCAACTAATTGTTCGGGCATTTGTGTTGGGTGTATTCTGTCATTTTTTGGAATATTGTGAGGAACATACCAAACCGAAGTTAAAGCATCGGGTATTCCGCATTTATCATTTAAGTAAATATCATCTGTTTTAGATAAGTGATAAATAATTTCATAGTCTAAATGAAACCTTTTGTTTGTACTATCAAAACTACCCGCATACTTCCAAATGATATAACTTTTTAATTTTAAATTTTGAAAACCATCTAAAAACTCAATCCAATGCGGTGTTCTTAATGTTTTATCAAATGTCTTGCTTTTGATATTAAAGAATATTTGTCCTGTTGGTTTTAATATCCTTTCGTACTCTGTAAATAATTTACCTAAATAATCCGAATAAAATTTTAAAAACAATACATCTTTAGATTTTGCCCCGTAACCTGCCCCTGAAACATCTTCGTAAGTTGGAGAAGTAATAATTAAGTCAATAAAATTATCAGGCATTTTTGCCATTGTTTCAAGGTTGTCCTCGTTATAAATTTTGTTTATTTCCATTTTTATAGTTTTATTTTTAAATATGATTTTCTAATCTTTTGTTTATAATCTCGCAGTATTCATTAGATATTTCGCTACCAATCCAATTTCTATTATTTAATATTGCCATTTTTGCAGTTGTTCCGCTACCCATAAAAGGGTCGTAAACCAAATCATTTTCTTCCGTACAAGATAATATACAATTATTAACTAATTCTTCGGGAAATGGCGCAGGAAATTTATTTTTTACATCAGGGCTTATGTTCCAAACGTTAGTATTAAATAATGCTTTTTTCCTATTGAATTTTACCCTACTATCTTTTTCTTTTTGTAGCCAAAAAATATATTCTGTAATTGGAAAAAAATAACTTTTGTCTAATTTAGGTGTGTTTTTTCTATTCCAAATTATAGTTTGCTTTAATGGAAAATCATAAATAAACAACGGGTTTACCTCTTGATGATTTTTTTGTATTGGCTGATGGTTATAAAAAAAACTTCCTGTTGGTTTTAAAATTCGTAAACACTCTTTTATAAACTTCCTTTGCCATTCTTCGTAGTCTTTTGGATTTAAGTTGTCAGAATAATTTTCATAATCTATTCTTCTTGCTTTTGTTTTAAATCCATTGTTAAGGTTTCTATTACTACTCCAATAACCTTTGTTATAAGGAGGGGAAGTCACTATTAAATCCACAAAATTATCAGGCATTTTAGCCATAGTTTCAAGATTGTTTTCGTTATAAATTTTGTTTATTTCCATTGTAATAAGTTATTAATTTTTGTTTATGCTTAATTTAAAGTTAAAGATTTTAAATCTTGAATACATAAATGTAGTTGTTGAACCTTACCTCTTTTAATTTTATCTTTTTGGTAATTTTTATCAGAAACAAGTAAATCAAATTCCTTACACCATTTGTCCATTAATTCTTCTTTTTTCATAGTTGATTTTTTATTTTTTAATATCTCTTTTTGTCTGTACTTCTAAATCTATATGTTTAATCAATTCCAAAGGCTTAATCGTTCCTCGATTATGTATTATACCTAACCATTCTGCATCATCTTGAACACAACCTATTTTATAAAATTTACCTACTTTAAAATTATTAAAAAAACATTCTTCATTTACAGATACTACTTTTACAATGTCGTTGTTTTTAATTACTACATTATTAACATCAAGGTAAATACCTGTATATTCATCTTTTTTATTTTTCATAGTTCTTATTTTAAAAGTGTTCTTAATTTGGCTTTGGTTTCTTCAGGGAAGTCGCTATTAAGCACCCAATTCAAGTAGGCGGTATCTTTTGTTACAGGATTGTTAGCGTTCTTTCCGATTGACCAACAAACCTCTCCGTTTGCGTTCAAATAAGTTTTTCCGCTTAAATCAAAACGTTTTCTCTCTCCTTGACACATTAAATCAATTTCCTGCGGTGTAAGGTCGTTTTTTCCGTGTTTCTCTAATTGACACATTAAAATCTCAAAAGTGGCTTTGATGTCATTCAGAGCATCGTGTGCGCCCTCTAATTCTTTTCCTGTGTATCTCAAGTAAACCTCTGAAAGTTTATTAGAGTTTAACATTCTCTCAAATTTCAAAACGTCAACCAAGTTTAACTCCCAAGTTGGAAAGTCTATTCCGCATCTACTAAATTCTTTCATCAGAAGAGGAACGTCATAATAGTCAGAATTAAAACCTGCTATATCGCAATTCTCAAAGTACGAAAACAATGATTTTGAAATTTGTTTAAAGGTAGGCGCATCGGCTACCATTTCGTTTGTGATACCGTGAATGTCAGACGCTTCTTTAGGTATATCCATTTCAGGATTAATTAAGATTTTCTTTTCTTCGGTTTTGCCCTCCAAATCAATTTTAAGAGTTGCTATTGATACCGCTCTGTCTGTTGACAAATCTAAACCTGTTGTTTCAAGGTCAAAAAATACTATTGGTCGTGTTATGTTCATATTTTTATTTTTTTTGTTTTATGATTCTCGGTGGGTAATAATTTTCTTTAAGAAATTTTGGCAAGGAAACAGGAGTTTCTTTAGGTAACTCATCGTACTTATCAAGCACTTTATCCCAAGTTATTACTCCTTTTTTTGAATTAAGATTGTGCGCTTTATTTTTACAATCTTGAGAGCAAAACTTTTTATTAGGTCTTTCTGAAGTACCAATTATATCAGAACACATTGGGTTTGCACATTTTCTAATCAACGTTGCCATTAGTGTAACTTTTAATTATGTTTTGTAATTCTCTTTTTCTTGTTTTGTATCTTAAAACTACACTATCGAAGTCTAATTTAAGAGCAACTAAATCTAAATCTTCAGACTCTTCCACAACAACCTCTTCAGTATCAGAAACTACTGACTTATATTTTCTTACAGAGGCTTCTAATTCTCTTTTAATATTGACTAACTTTTCGTCATTACTGCCGTGAGCCATTAAATATTCTAACTCGGCATTAACTTCAGTTAATTTCTCGACTACTGCTATAACCTGCAATACGTCCTGTGCGGTATAAATCTTATCCATAAATTATATATTTTAAAATTGCTACTATTATTAAAATCGACACTAACCAAGCGGTTACTTCAATACAAACGTTTTTAAATTTTTTCATTTTTTAGTTTATTTTTTTACTTCTATTCTTACTGATTCCCAATACTCTAATTCCCCTGCTTTTAAATCGTCTGAAATTATTTTTGTTTCTAATAGGAAATCTAACACTTCTAAAATCTCATTGTGTTTTAAATCCATTATAGAACTTACCTTTCTAAATAATTCATCTGCTTTTTGTTTCGGAGGTAACATAACTTATTTTTCTTTAAATTGTTAAAACCATTCTTTTTGACACTTACTACATTCGTATATCTGTGAGCCATTATACTCATAAGTATTTTTCATAACGCTATTACAACAAGGACTTTTTAACTTAAAAAAATCTAAAATTTTGGTAAATATTTTTTTCATAATTTTATTTTTTTACAAATTTCTACATTTTTAGGAATAGGTTTGAAAGGTATAGAGTATCCACAAAGATTACATTTTAAAAGTCCAACTTCAATTTCGATAAATTTATGACTATTAAATTTTAGCATATTAATCAATTTATCTTCTTGGTCTTTTTCAGAAGTGGGTTTACCTTGAAACACCATTATTTGATTTTCAATAAAGTCATCAGACATATCTCTATAACTAAATTCTTCTTGAAATCCGTTTATAATTTTGTTGTGAAGTTTTTCCATTTCTGACCTTTTAAGATTTAATGGATTTACTTCTCCATTAAATTCGTCAAATGTTTCTTTACCCATAATCTTATTTGTTTTTAAATTTATTTTTCTTGTCCTTTTTTAATTAAATAATACCATAGCCAAATAAGTTTACTTCTAATAAATTCGTAGGCTAACAAAATAAAAATGTACTTCATAACTTATAATTTTCTATCTAA